ACAGGAACACCTTCCAGTTGCATTATTTTATTGAATTAGTATAGCACTTTCCCATGGGAACATCAAGGTTTCTTCCTAAAATATTCATCGGTTTCTGCAAAAGGAATTGACAAACCTGCCTGGATATGATAAGATGATTCACGGCTTTGGAGGCCGGCATTCGGAGAGATGTCCGAGCGGTTTAAGGAGCTGGTCTTGAAAACCAGTGACACAGCAATGTGCCGTGGGTTCGAATCCCACTCTCTCCGCCATTTTCTTTCCTTCATATCGGCTCAACCGACCTGCGGAAGTACCCAAGTGGCCGAAGGGGCTCCCCTGCTAAGGGAGTAGGCGTCTAAAAAGCGCGCGAGAGTTCAAATCTCTCCTTCCGCGCCAAAGTACCGATTTTAGCTGTTTTAAAGCTAAAATCGGTACTTTTTTATGATTTTCACCCTATTTTCTGCGTATTTTCAAAAAGCAAAAAATAACGTTATGACACGCTCTGTAACATAAAATTATTTCCCGTATGCTACATTGTATGCTACAAATTCAGCGCAATGCGAGGGGACTCCCCTATTTTTGCTACATGGACTTTATTTTCCGAAGCATAGAATCATAGACTTTTCGGTTCACAAGCGATAGTGTGTCCATAAGTTCATCAACAACCGCCCAAGCCCTTGCCGGATCTTTCCCGGCTACCGCAAGTAAAAACTCACTGTCCCCGTACTCGCCCACGGTAGCCGGTTCTGCGGTCACAGGGGCGGGAGCGCCGGAGTAGCAACCCACATACCTACCGCCGTCGCCCCGTTCCTCCTCCTGCATCTTGTCGCGTATCACATAAAGATCTGCCAGTTTGGCATAATTGGGATAGCTGGATTCCTCATATTCCAGCCGCGCTATCTCCTTGCGGATCTCGGCTTTATCCAGCATATCGCGCCTCCTTATGCCCGCTCGATCTGCTCCATGCAGCGGCGGATCGCTTCGCGGGTCTTATCGTCGTCCGCATCGCGCATCATATCGTCCAGCTGCGCGCGCATATGATCGCGGGCGTCTGTGCGGCTGTAGCGGCCCATTGCGTCGCGGCGGCGGCCACGGTAAGAGCTGCCCCGTCCATATGTACCGCGCATATCCGCCTCCCACTCGCCATCGCGGGAATAGCCGCCGTCTTCAGCCATCTCGATCTTGTATGTATTCTTGATGGAGCTCGTCAGCTTCTGGATCGCGTCCAGATCGCCCGCAGACATTTCGCGCTTGTCGGCGATTTCGTCAAGCTCTTTGCAGAGCATTTCACGCAGGTTTCTCAAATCGTACATATTGCATCCTCCTTTCACGATACGCGCTCGATGATCATATTGCTATTTGCGAAATTGATCGCCTGGGCGCTGGTGTTCTTCGCCGCTACAGTCAGGCAGCAGCCGCGCGGGACTTCCACGAATGTGGAAACAAAGATGTTAAAATAGTTTTCAACAGCCGCAGGGGTTACGGTCGCTGTGGCGCTGCTCAGAGGTTCGCCGTTGATTGCAAGCGCAGCGGTAATGGCACCTACTGTTCCGCCTGTAGGGATGGCGATATTCGCGCCAAAGGATACGCGGAACTTCGCCTTGCATTGCTGCGTAAGCCCGCGCAACGTAACAAGCCCGCTTCCTTCTCGATGTACGATGCACGGCTTTCCGCAAGCCGCCGTGGAGATCAGCGGGACGTTCTGCCCAGCGGCGACAGTTTGAATCCCGGATGATGTAAATTCAGCCATAAAATCATTCCTTTCATAAAAATACAGCGGCGGGACGATTGCCCCGCCGCGTTGCTATCGAGTATCGGCAATGGGGGCCGATCATTTTCGTGAGGCCACGAAAAAGCTCTACGGTATGGAGTTGTTACGCCGCGCAGCCGCCGCAGCCGTAGTTGTATCCGCCGTTATAGCCGTTGCATCCTGCGTACTGGTACGGGGCCGGGACCGCGAAGGACGGAACCGGACGCGGGTTATAATATGCAAGCTGCCCGCTCACGTAGTTACGCAGATCGAGCGTCTGTGCGTTCTGGCTTGCCGCGAGGTTCGAAACGAAGAGCTGCTGCGCCTGCTCGGCGATCTTGGCATCCTTTGCAGCCAGCTCCTGCGCCGTCAGACGCTGGTCGATGCTGCGGAAGCCGCAGTTCATCGCGTCGATGATGTCGCGCGTGGTGTTCTGCACGGTGTTGCGGGTGTCGCACGCCTGCGTCGCCATGTCGTAGCGAACCTGAGCAATTGCCGCACGGTTTTCGCAGCAGCAATTCTGCGACTGCATCTGCATCTGGAACAACTGCTGCATAAGCGCGGCCTGCTGGTTGCAGCGGGAAAGCTCAGCCTGCGAGAAGCCGCTGGTCACGGCCTGCGTTACATTCGCGAAGCCGTTGAGCATGCCAGTGTTCATGGCGTAGAAGCCATCACAGACACCGTTGTTTACGCTGTCAAGCTTGCGCTCGATGTTGGAGAAGTCAGAGGCCAGCACATAGCCGTCTACAACGCCGCCGGAATTTCTGCCGTTGTTGCCGAATCCGTTTCCATTGCCGCCCCAGCCGCAGAAAATGGCAAGGAACAGGATGATGATCCACCAGCCATTATCACCGCCGAAGCCGCCCCAGCCGCCACCTGTCATGCCGGTAGGCGCGACGGGCATTGTCATGGTCGGGGAGCCGTCATTCAAACTCATATTTTTCATTCCTTTCGTAGATTCAAAAGATTTATCTCAATCGTGGCCACGATTTTGATCGTTCAACTGTTCGGAATTCCCGAACTATTGCAGCAGTTGCCGGAATTGCCCCGCCACCTGCTGCAGCTGGTTCAACTGCTGCTGCGTGATTTTCCCGCTTTGTACCAGCTTCTCAACCTCTGCTTTTGGATCACCCTGAAAGCTGTTCTGGAATTGCCGGAACTGCTGTATCATGTTCTGGAACTGCCCCATCGGGCCGGGCAGCTGTCCGCCGCCGAGGGCGTTAAACAGTGGGTTCATTGTCCGCCTCCTTCATCTTTCGCGGCCTGACGCTTGGGGCGGACAGCTTCGCCACAAGCTCCTCAAACTCCCTGCGGGTCACATATTCTTCGCTCATGTCTTTTCGCGGCGCTGCGGGCGCTGGCGTGGCCTGTGCGCGCTCCACAAGATCATACGTTGTCATGGTCGGCTTTCCGCTTGCGTCGGCCTTTTTCACGTACACGACAGGCGCATTCATATCCCACAATGTAACGGCGTTGTTAGGCGCGACAATGAAGTCGTTCGCCGCCTGCTCGTTCGGAACCCAGATGATCGACTGGTTCTGCGGCTGCTGTGGCTGCGGCTGATAAGCTGGCATCTGCGGCGCAGGCTGATACTGCGGACGCATCTGCATTTGCGGCTCCTGCATCGGCGGCATGGGCGGCTGATTGTAAATCGGCTGCTGATACACATACGGCTGCTGTCCAAACATTAAGCTTCCTCCTTTGCCCAGTAGAACAGCGGGATCTCATTGCCGCTGTCCCATGTATCGAAATAGCTTCCGTTCTCCGCGCAGACCACATGGCTTGATAGAGCCAGCACGTACACGCCGCGCGGATGATCTGCGCAGAAATCCGCGACGGTATAGCAGTCCGGGCACGTGTTCGGGATTACGTTCCGGGTAAAGCCCTGCTGCCGGAGGTAAGCGCTCCATACGCTGTTTGCGCTCGGCAGATCTCCCATGATGAGTCCTTGCAGGCACAATCCGATATACACCTCGTCCCAGCTCTTCCCGGTCGCCTTTGCGATAGCCCGGACGGTGCAGTCCCCGACCTTCTGCCCGGCGGGGTTTGGATTAAAATAAGAAAAGCCCATACCGAACACTCCTTTGATGTGTCCAGTATGGGCTTTTTTACGGCTTCTTGTGCCTCAGTTGTGTATCAATTTGGTTCAAAATTGCCTGCGGATTACTCCACGGGCTTGTTTTGCTGCATATATCCGTCGATCCACCCACGGATCAAGGCGCTGGGCGTTGTGCCGTTTGCTTTTGCGGCAGACTTAAAATCGTCAGCAAGGTCGCGCCGCATCTTGCAGCTTACCAGCGTCATGTTTGTGGCGTCCCACTTGTCGCGGGCGCGCTTTTGGGCCTCACTCGGCATGATTCACCCCCTGTTCTCATCGCCACATGGCGACGCACTTCGCAAGCATACGTCCGCTTGCGCTGCGGATGCTCATCGTTCCCTTAATTGCGTCGCCGTCCAAGCGTTCCGCCGATTCAATGTAAACCGTGGTGATCGTCTCGTCCTGCGTGAAAAGGAATCCGTCACCGGCTTCGGTTTCGGCCACCCGGATAAAATCCGGAAGTTCAACTTCGGCGTGGAGCCAAGTCCCGGGGAAGTTTTCCTTTGCCTTGGCCTTGATGATGATTTTATCCGGAACGTTCCGGAAATCAGAACGGATGCGGTAAAGATGTGCAATCATTTTTTATTCCTCCTCTAAATCTGCGCGAAGTTCATCGGCCCATGCTTCTATTTCCGCCCGGCAGTGGGCCGCGTACTCTTCATATGTTTCGAAATCCCCGATAATGTATCGGATATTGGTAAGCCTGTAGATTTCGAATGTATGGATATCCGCGAAACGGTCCGCGATCTTATGCCCTTGCAGGTTCTTGTCGTAAGGTTCGTCTCCTACTGGAGCCATAACCTTCGCCAGGATTTCCGTTTGTTTCTCATACCATGCGTTGCGTTCTTCCTGCGTCGAAAACCGCATCGGTTCCTGTGCGCGGCCTGCGTCGCGCCCGGCCTCCATGATTCTTGTGATTTCTTTTACGTTTTCCATTTTAAGATCCTCCTTCTCAGCGCAGTGCGTCGATGATCTTCGACGCGTTGGACTCCGTTACGATCAGCTCAAGCTTTTTTACAACATCGACGATCGTAATCTTGGAAGTGCGGGCTACGATTGCCGGGCGGTTTTTCGTGAACCATGCTTCGACGGACAGGCCTTCCGATTCCGCCCGCTTCTCTGCTGCGGCGTGCCATTCTTCACTCATGTTTTCGAGCCGGACTTTATCTTCCACCGCGAAGAATCTGGCGAGCTTTACGTGGCAGCCCGCAAGATCACGAGAGATGAATTCGTCGCGCAGGGCCTCTGCATAGGAAATCTGCTTTTCGGAAACGCCGGTGATCTTGGGAAGCGGATGCTCGGTTCCGAAGTTCTCGGCAATGTACGCATTCAGTTTGGAAGCCGCCTCTGCCTTTTTTGCTGCGGCATGGCAGGACGGGCAAACAGTAACGTGTTCCGCAGCCCATTCTGCATAGGAATCTGCGTCGCTTCTGTTGATGCAAGTGCGGACGTGTTCGAACGTGCCTCCGCAGATTTCGCATTTGCAAGTGATCTTCGCCTTTGCCATCGCTGTGCCCTCCGTAGTTGGTTTTGTTTTGCTTTATCTTATGTACCTATTATATACCGTAATACCGTATATGTCAATAGTTTTTTTAAAAATAAGCGCCGATTTCTCGGCGCTTATCTCAGTTATACAGTTTGCTCGATGTCCGCTGCATCTCCCGCATGATCTCCGGCAGGCGGCGCTGGACCGTGGCGCGGCCCAGAAACAGCTCTGTTGCAACGTCTACCTGGGGAAGCTTATCCACAAAATAGAGCTGCGCGATCTTCTCATTTTCCCGGCCAAGATTGGCCTGATAGATCACGGCCTCCATATCCTTTCTGGTCAGCCTGCCCAGCTCTGGCGGCAGCTTGGCCCGCGCCTGCGGCGACATACGCCCCGCCTCCTTACTTTTCCTTGTGATTCAGCACAGCGATATTGCCCTTGTTGCTCACTTCGAGATCCAGCGCGGCGGCGAGATCCCGCACCTTTACGTAGTTCGTGCCGTTTTTCAGGATCCGCTCGACGGCGACTTCCTTGCCGTCCACGATGATTTTGCTCTTTTCTACCATCTCAGTTTCCTCCTCTGCATTTTTTCCATCTTCGAGGGCCATCACGGTATGGCCCTCGCTTACCAGCACGTCCCCGCGCAGGAGATTGGCGTCCGTCGTCAGATACTTGCTGCCGGTAAGCAATACAAAATCGCCCGTTGCGGGCCAATCGTGCAGCATGCAGTATGTCGTGCAGCTGTTGCCCTGCTTTTTGTAGAGCGCTTCGACCGACGCGCAGCCTGCAGCCACGGCGCAGAGCATCATGAGCGCGGAGCAGTCCGTCTCCACGGGCTTTGCGATCCTGCTCACGTCCCACCCGACGGCTCTGGCGGCCTCATACGCCGTGTTCCTGTTGTCCATGTCGTAGCCGATGTTCCGGTTCTTAATGGCCGCCTCGCACGTCTGCGCGGCCCGCTCGGCCTTTTTGCGGCTCTTGTAGCGCAGGACGCCGAGCCAGCGGCCATTGTACCAGTTGGAGATATTCAGCTCCCGCCCGGTCTGGTTGCCGGGCTGCTGGTTGCGGCCGCCCGTCTCTCCAAGGCTGGCCTGTCCGATCTTGATACTCATGCCCGCTCACTCCCGTACAACTCGTGGTGCAGCTGCAGCACGGCGGCCTCGATCAGCTTATCGATTGTTTCCACATCAAATCGAATGCCCTTCTCGGCGAGGAAGTTCACAACATACGCCTTTTTCGCCGCGCCGTCCGTCGCGGTGTACAGCTGCTCCGCCGCCTTTACGCCGATCTCAACGTAAGTGCGGAGCGTTTGCAGCTTATCCGCGTCGATCTTGGTTTTGAGCCACGGGATCAGAAATGCCGAAACGAGCGCGCTGATGAGCGCGATCACTGCCGAGATAATTTGCGTGTAGTCCATATGTATGCTCCTTTCAATCTTTCAGCACGATCTCTGCGATGCGTGCTGCCGCTTCCGGGCCGTATCTTTCGGCCCATTTATCCATGTACTTCTGCGCGTACTTCGCGCGGTTCTCATTTTTGGCTTTCCAGAGGTAAAAGCCGCTGGAGGCCGTTGTTTCAGCCAGCACCGCAAGCGTGATCTCCGTCAGGTCTGCGCCTGCCGCGCAGGCGATGATGAGCGCGAGGCTGACGAGCGCGCTGCAAATCAGCCATTTCTTGCTAAACTCCATTGCTGTGCCCGCATTGCGCCTCCAGCTGGTGCAGGAATTTTTTCACATCGCCGTTCCCGCCCATTTTTTTATACTTCTCTCCGGCGATCAAGCGCTCTGCCATTGGCATTTCCTCGCTCATGATCGTGAGGCGGAGGATTGCCAGATACTGCTCGTCCTGATGCTCCTGCATTTTCCCGAGCTTTTTGTCGATCTCGGCGAGGTGCGTATCCTGCGATGTGGCCTTGCCGCGCTTTTTCTGTATCGCGCTGACGATGGCATTGACTACCGCCGTCAGCGCGGATGAGCCAAGCGCGGCGCAGGCGAGGGTGACGATGATGGTTTTGGTGTCCATTTTTCTGTACCTTTCTCTTTTATTTGCCGGGCTAATCGTCCGCCATTTTGATGTAGGTGGTGGTATCGCTGGAATAGCTGATCGTCGGCAGCGTCGTGCCGCCGAGGGCTGCGTAGAGGGCCGGGTATGCAGTCTGATCGAAGGTTGAGCCATCGCACGCGTGCCACGGGACGGAGAGGACGCGGACGGTCGTGAGGATATCGCCGATGTGATAATTCGGCTCCGACAGCTTCCCGAATGCCTCATTTACCATCGGGTTCGCCGGTGCGTCGCCCGCTCGCCAGATCTTTGCAGCGCTCTGTGCCGTCAACAGGTTCCCGGCCGTGAGCGGTGTCCCGGCTTCCAGTGGCTCGTCCTCCGGGCGAAGCCATTCATACCGCAGAAGGCTTCCCGCCGCGTCATACACCCCGTAGCGGACGGCCCCGTTTGCAAGGTCGTTTGTTCCGATTCTGTCCCGCATGGCTCATTCCTCCAGAGCTTTAATATATGCCTTACTGCGACTGTCGGGCGAAATATTTGGTAATTTTTTCTTACTGTGAGTAAAATCTTGATACAGTATGCTATTATAGTCCGTGGAGATAATAGCTATTGTGTTGCTGTGCGTGCTGCATATTGTTGAAAGCTGTGTATCCATTGCAATAGATTGATTTGAGATATTATCAGCATCGAACAGCATTACAATTTTCGTATCGCTGCTCCAAGCACATAATATGCCTGCTACTAGCTGTAGAAATGCTATCTCGCTTGCAGATGTTGTTGAGTAAATCTGCGTAAAAGTCTTACCACTGTCGTCAGATCTATAAAGCTTATATGGTGTTGTATGAGTATAGCTAGCGACAATCGTATCACCGGATACTGTATAGGTTGAAAGTACGGCAGAAGCACTCAAACTATCGGAAGTGCCTGGCACTGGTATATATGTGGCGGTATATGAACCCAATATCGTCCGTGTTCTGTATATACCTTGTATGCCGCTTGAGGGTGCAGATCGCTGAGAAAGGTAGAACCAGCCTGTTGGCTCATCGTAGAAGTCTACGTAATAAAGAGTACCGAAGTTTTTATATGTCCACCTGGAAGTACCTACAGGGTTAAACGAATCTACTAGTTCAGATACAGAACACAGACCTCCATCGTAATCGTTGAAGTGTGTATCAGAGTTATACGTGCCATTAGAGTAGTAGAAATAGTAGTTAGTCCCGTCGAAAAATAGTTTTTGATAATATATAGTCTGGGTAGCAGTACTAGGGTACCAGCTTGTAATGTAGTCCAGCTTCCATCCGGTCTGTTGCAGCTGATTTGTGTACATAACTGCATATGCGTAGCTGTTTGCTTTATACTCCAACCAAGCTAGAGCTACATATCGACCTTGCCAGTAGTGTACAGACAATGTTGTGAGTAGTGTAGCTGTATAGTCAGTTCCAGCATACCTGGTTAAATCCGAAGGTGTAATATCTATCCAGCTAATAAGATCAGTAGAACAGTAGAGATGTCTATGCTTATTGAGAAACCAGTATCCATTCGCGTACGAGAGTGTTGTGATATCATTGATATCATATTTCGATGTTACAGTAGGAAGTAGCTGTGTATTCCACGGTGCAGCACTAGCACTAACTCGCAGAGTATTGAACAGCTCTGGATACTGCTCCTCAGTAATGTATTGACCGTTACACAGTAGCCATGCGTCGGACAGGTCTGTGCGGGACGTGATAGCGATGTCGCCGACTTTGGCCGTACCCTCCGAAAGCTTGCCGAGCGCGTCGTTGACTGTCGGATCCTCCGGCCTCGTGGTTGCGTTCAGCCAGAGCTTGGCGGCGGTAGCGTCGGACAGCAGATTTGCCTTGTTGAGTGGCGTACCCTCGACGGTGGGCGCGTCCTCGCGCTTGAGGTATTCGTAGTGGTTGAGCGTGCCGTCGGCGTTATACACGCCGTAGCGGATCGCGCCGTTGGATAAAACCTGTGTTGGCTGCCTATCTTTCATGTGAGTAATCCTCCTGCGGCGCACTCCGCCGCGCCGGTGTGGCGAAAAGATTTTGCAACGTTGACGATTAAGTCTTCGCAGAGTTTCAGGATGCGCTCGATGTTGTTTGCATCGGTGTAGGTCAGGCGGCCCAGCTCCGGCGCGTCCGGCGTTTCGGCAGGATACGCAAGCGCGTCCCGGATGGATTGCACCTGCTTGCGGTATGCCTCGGCCTGTGAGGCCGTTATAATGTCCGTTACGGCCCAATCGGTTTTAGCCGTCCACGCGATGCTCTTTCCGCAGATCGAGCTGAGGCGCGCCGCCAGATAGTTCAGGGCGGTTCCCACGCGGTTCATGTCGCTTGCGTTATACGTGCCCTTCATCCCGGTCAGCCATTCCGCCTGCTCGGCTGCGGTCATGGCCGCGAACCCCTTCGCCGCCAGCTCCCGCACCCGCTCCACATCCGCCTGCGTCCGGTCGGTGACGAGCGTAACGATGATAGTCTTGGTGTCCATGGTGTCTCCCTTCTGTGTTTATCAGATCGGCACGAAGGCCGCGTCTGTCCAGTCGGCCTTTTTCCCTGCCTCGCCCCTTTTTCCGTCAGATGCCGGCAATGCAAGCTCACGTCGCCGTTTTTGCGGTAGGCGTATTCGCAATAATGAGGCTCCATGTTTCCTCCCATTCACAGCTGCACGGCGTTGGCCTGCAGCCATGTTAATAGTGCTCCTGTTGGCATTTCAGCGAAAGTCACTGTCCGGAATGCCTCTTGCGTCCAGCTCCCGTTATAGACCGCGTACCACTGGCCGTCCGCGCCACCGTCGTACATGATATAAGTCGGTCTGAATTTTCCTTCATAAACCTGGAAGCACCTGAACGATTTCCCGTTTGACGTAAAGTCAGCACTCCCACGGAAATCGCGGTTTGTAACCAACTCGTTCAGAACCCACGTCAGTCCGTCACTAAAATTGATTTGGAATGACGTACCATCTATTACGGTTTCACCCCCCCCATAGATGGAATTTTGTACCATTCACAAGTGCATTTGCCATCATGCCACCTCAGTGAAATACTGGCCGATCAGCTCGTGCGGGAGATACTGCAGGGTGATCTTGTCGCCGGCCGTTGCGCCGGTGCGCTCGCAGAGGTAGAGTTTTCTGTCTTCCGGGTCGGTATAGTACAGGCCATAGGTGTATTCCATGCCACGAGATGCCGGTATAGGGTCTTCTTTTGTGCCGGCGTTGGTTTCGTTGATAACTGTAAACAGTGCAGGGGTCTTATCTGGTTCCCAACCTTCCTGAGTGGTGTGACCTTGACCTGCGTTAACACGGAAAAGCTTGTCTACACCATCGACTGCATGTACAAGACGATCTCCCGGCTCGACCACCATTCCGGCGGCCCAGCGGGCATAAAGTTCCTTCGCCTGCAATGCATCAGCATCACTAAGGCTTGCAGCAGCCTTGATGATAAATGGACGAAGCGCTCGCGCTCTTTCTGTATATGTCATTCTTCTTCCCCCAATAGAATCTTAGCGGCGGTTTCAGCATCCGTCAGAGGGATAGCAGCCCCCATTTGTTCATAACTGCCTTCTGGCTCAGTACCTTTCAGCGTATGGTCTGTGAGATGAAACACCATGTCAGAAAGCACCTGATGTTCAGTTCCTTCTTCATCCGTAATAGTCACAGCCATCTTCGCGCAAAATCCTTCTGCCTGATCTTCCTTGCACGGGACATAACAACCGTTGCCGTGCAGTCGGATGGGCACAATACTGTCCGCATAACCTGCAAATGCGCCGTCTTGTTTTACTGCATACATGGTATCCCTCCAAATTTCTCTTGATAAATTTTCTCTAATCGCTCTGTGCTTGCGGTACGCAGCCGGTTTTTCCAGTACCCGTTTTCCTGCCCCGGCCATTTGTCATCCGCAAAATCTTCACCGCAGCCGTGCTTTGCATACCAGCGGTAGAGGTGTTCAAGCATTTCTTGCCGCATCGCGCCCTCTGGTGTATTCTGCCTGAAATGCTCCCACCCGTTTTCGGATGTCGCAGCGCATATCCGCCTGCCGTCCTCTGCAAGCAGGAACCCTTCGATCTCCGATACCGCAGTTCCGTACCGGAGATTAAATTCTCCATCTATTCCTGCTCCGCGGAAACGCTTATACACGATATACTCCATGCGCTTTTCCCTCATACGCAAAAGCCGGGTGGGAAGCCGAAGGAAGCGCGCGCGGTGCGGTCTTCGACTGTCCCGTTGGTGTTCACATTCTCGAAACCGTCGGAGCTGCTCGCAAGCGGAGAACGGAGCCACCAACGAGCGGCGGCGCTCGTTCCGTTGTGCTTGTACTTTACCTTGCTGTTTCCAGCGGAATAATAGGCGTACTGCGCTTGCTTACTCGCCTCGTTCGAGTTTGCTCTCGAAATGCTCCCGAAAACCTCAAACTCCGAGAGGAGGAAAAAGTAATCCTTTGTCGCCGTGACCGCACTCGCGGATGTGCTATTATTTCCCGTATTGTCCGTGTACTTGGTAACGGACTTTAGGACTGCACGGAGCGCCGCCGGAATGACTGCGATAATCGTTCCGGAATAGCTCGAGAGGCTTGTCCCGCAAATATTTGTACGCATTTGCGAGCTCGCCCATCCGCCGGAGTTCGTTGCACTACTGTTCATAGAGAAATAGCCGGTTGTCGAAACGGGCGAGGTATAGTAACTGTCGCAGAAACACACGTCCGTACCGCCGGAGAGCGCCGTTTTGCCTAACTGGAAATGAATACGGTTTTCCCCTTCTAGGCTCGCATTATGGTTGAATCCAATGACAAATGCGTATATTGTGTAATTAGATAGTGTAAGATGTCCAACCGTGCCGTTTAGCGTTACCGCCTTTCGGTCGCCAATGCTCCAATAGTTCGCGCCCTGTCCCGCGTCGGATATATCTTTTATTGTTTCCCAAGTATTTTTATTCAGTGTCGGATATACAAAATTAAGCGACACCGCGTAACTGTCCGTGATAGTTACGGCTTTTGTGTCAGATGTTTTCCCGTCCAGCGTCGCGGATACGCTCCATGTTCCGGCTTCCGGTACGGTAAGCGTGCACGTTCCATTGATCGATGTACCGCTCACAGACAGACTTCCTTTTGTAGCAGTAACGGTTGCACCAGATTTCACAGTTACAATGATTTGCAGTTCTGTGCCAGTCTGAATGGCCTGAATGGCTGTCACAAATCCGTCCGGGTAGACCAGCGGGTCAGATGTGCTGCCTTTCTCCCGGATAGCTGACGCAACCTTTGTTAGGTCGGTTGTGTTTGTCAAATATTCAGCCATCAGAAGCTCCCTCCATTCGCGTTTGCGATCTCTACCGCCGCCCACGCACCGGAAACAACCCGCAGAAATTTTCCATTATCAGCGGCGGTGACAGACGGCACTTCGCGAACCTTGACAGCTCCTGTTTTCCCGTTCACGCTCGTCACGGGCGCTTCCGTTAGATAATCCGTGCCAGCCGCGGCCACCTCCCACGCCGTCGGCTTCCCTCTGGCGTCCACCGCCTTGACCTTGATCAGGTCCCCGACGGCCGCACCGGAGGCGAGGATCACATCTTGCTTTCCGTTCCACGCGTCTTTGTTGCTGCGCACGTCGGCGATAGCCTCGTCGATCTGCGCGCCGGTAAACTGGCTGTTGTAAGCCATACGATCACTCCTTCATACACAGAAAATCCTCGCCGTCCGCGGTCTTCAGCGCCTGCGACTCTCCCAGCGGGATAAAGCCGTAGTTGTCGTTCCAGCTGCCGTCCGCGCTTTGCGCGAACAGCGAAATACGGTATTCCCCATCACCGGAAAGCAGAAAATCGTCGTATACCTCAAAGGTGCGCTGCGTGCCCGCCGGGGTCTGGGAGAAGGACGCGATCAAAGCGCCCTTCCCGCGGCCCCAATCCTCGCCGGACTTCGTCGCGCGGCACTCAAAAGCCGTATAGGCGATGTCCGACGAGAATGTGACGGTGATCGAGTCGAATCCCGAGACTGCCGATATCTTGTTTCCGGTGATGGAGAAGGTCAACTCCGGCGCGGCCATTAGGCTGCGCTCCACGTCCCGGCGGCGTTCTTGACGAAGACCTTCACGATCTTCACGCCGTCGCCGGAGGACGCTGCTTCGAGATCCGCGCCCTTGACGGTGACGTTGATGGCGGTGTTCTTCTTGTAGCCGCCCGCCGTGCCGCTGACGTTGGTGGAGCCGCCCGTCGTCGGGATCTGGGTGCCCGCCGTGTGCAGGCTGCTCGTCGCCGGAACGACGCGGACGGTGTATTCCTCGAAGTCTACGTCGCAGACGAAGGAGAAGGCCGCCGCGTCGTAGCCCGTGACCTTGGAGATGCGGCTCTTGTCGGGGCCGGTGATGGTCACGGCGGGGATCGAGGTGTTGAGCGTGATGGAGTCGCTGGCCGCAGTCGATTCGTTGCCGACGTCGTCGCGCACCTTTACATAGATCGTCTTCAGGCCGTCGCCGTCCGGGAGCGTAATGGATTTTGTTGCGGCGAACGTCTCCCACGACGCATCTGCTTCCTTTGCCGCCGCCTTTGTGCCCCAGATCTTCATCTGGTAGCCGGTCGTCGCGGCGTCGGTGACTGAGATCTTCGCGGTGACGGTCGCGCTGGTCGCGTACTGCGCGCCGTCGTTCAGGATCAGCGATAGGCCGGCAGGTGCCAGCGTATCAAGTGTCAGATTGAAAAAACTTGCCATCTGGATTTATCCCCTTTCTTCGCTTGTGAGTTCGATGTACAAAAAGCCGCCAGGCCTTTCGTAGATGGTTTCTGTGCCCAAGCGGGCGGATTTGATGCCCATGGAGCCGATGAACAGCTCCAGAATGCGTTTGATTCCAACTGCCAGCATGTTATCCCTCCAACAGATACAGTGTCCGCGCGTCCTTTTTGTCCAGCGCGTCATAGTCCGATTTTTTCAGCACGCGGATCTCATCGATCTGCGCCGATGCAATGCCTCCGCCGCCAGAGCCGCCGCCGGCACGCACGGAAACGTTAAAGGAAACGTCGACCGGATCGCGGTTCTTGAGTTCAAATTCAATGCCGCCCATCACAACACCGCCTTTGATAGCGCGTGCGCAACGTCGATCTGCTTGATCTCCGAGCCAATCACGTCACCGCTCTTGAATTTCACGCGCACCTGCATCTGGCAGAGCTTCGGGAGCCGAAAGGTCTCCTGCTGGGTGAGGGGAAACAGAAACTTTCCGTCCTCGTATCCGATCTCTCCCGGATAGCTCTTTTGCAGATAAAGCAGAGAAATCTCCACCTTTTCAACGCTTGCAATGTCCAGCGGCTGCCCTTTATTCTTGATGGTAACACTAAGGTTATACGAATCTCCCTGTACCAAATGCCGCACCTCCGTTCTATGTGCCGATAATCTTGCATTCTGCCGCCGCGATTCCGCTGAGGCGAATACTCATGCTGGTGATCGTGCCGGTGATCTTCGTGCCCCACGGCGTTGTGGTGCGCACGTAATCGCCGGGAGCCTCTTTGTCCATGACGATGCGGACACTGTGTGTCTGGCGGCGCATATAGTAATCATAAATGTGCTGCGCAATGGTGGCTACGTTTTCGCTGTTTACCAACGTCGCATCGCGCACCTCAATGACGTTCGGCTTGGTCTGCGTGGTGGCGTTCGGATTCGTCTTGGACGTTACCGACGTCGTATGATAGTAGGTCGTTCCGCCAACCTCTACGCTTTCCCCACTGCCTGACGTCGAATAGCTATGTGCCGTCACGCGCACCTCCGTGACCACTGCCGCCGTTTCTACGCTGCCGCCGGTGTATGTCCGCTCAAGTGGAATATCGGCGGGCGAAGACGCTGTGAGCCTCCTGACGCGCACGCCGCGCGACGCGCTTGTATCGATGGTCGCGCGCAGGGCAAAGACGATCTGCTGAAGCGCCTCGCGCTTGGTAGAGTCTGGGATATAGCCAGTTACTGTCTCGTTCTCCAGCGCCGCGTCAAAATCCAGCGTGAAATGCGTGCCGAGGATCGAGCTTATCAGCTCTTTTGCGTTTTTCTCGCTATAGATTGCCGCCGCAAAAGGCTCATCGTCCAGAACGCCGAGCGCATCCTGGCAGGAGACATCATAGAGCCGGGCGCTCGACTGGGACGAGCTCTTGATGTAGAACACGCCGATCAGCTTTGCGCCGTCGTATGCGCTGACGGGCTGCTTCTCTTGGAAGATGAAATCGATATCGTCCGAATTGTCGAGCGTGAAATCCAGCGTGTTAATCTCTACGTCGTCGGAAATCACGCTAACGCCCTCGGTGACGGTGACGCTGCGCAGGTCTTCCCGCTCAAACTCCCGGACGATGCCGAAGAAGATCTGTCTGAGTTTCGCGTACCGGTACGGCAGGCTCGTCTTTTTCAGCTCGATCACAAGCTTGTTGTATCCAGTGACGGGCTTTGCGCAGAAATACTTCTGGCCGTCCGGCGTGAAGTCCTGCGACGCGACGGTTGTCTCTCCGTTGTACCACGTCATGGTCAGGGCGCTGCAATAGTCGCCGGTGCCACCGTCAAAATAGAGGTAAATGCCGGAGCTTGCGAACGTGCCGTCCAGCGTGATGGTCAGCGTCGGGTTTGCGTCGAAGGTGCAGTCTGCTTTGCTCGGCTTGGCAGACCAGAAAGCCGCCCGCTCGGTCGTGAGGATTGGGCGGGAGCCGTCCAGCATCCACTGGTTCAGCTCGTTTGTTGCGACGATCACCGACTCTGTGCCATACGGCAGTTCCGGAAGGTCGGAGAAGGGCTGCGCAGCGGTGCTTGCAACGCTTGCCGCCGCTGCTGCGCCTACCGCTACGTCCTCATAGATCACGCGTACACTCATACCGGCGTCCTCTTGGGCTTCATGGCGACAAAATTGATCGTCAGATTGCCCCAATCATTGCGCCCGTCGTAGCTCCCGGCGAGCTCATCGTCGCCGTTTGCTACATAGGCGTCAAAGGTCATAGTCCCCTGCGCATATGGGACGGTCAGCACGTGGCTGTCGACCGGGGCAGAAATGCTCTCATAAAAATCATCGTATTCCTCCGGGTCTGACGATACAGGATCAATTTCAAGGCTGTAGTTGTAATACGTGCCGATAATATCACGGGTCATCGCGCCGGTCATAACGCGCCCGGCATTGTCGCCGTCTAGGACGGAGAACGACCGCTTGCAGCTTACGACGTGCAGATTGTAATACGCCTTGCCATCAAGGCTCAGTGCGCTTCTCATGTCTTCACCCCCGCCAGCTTCACGCCGACGCGCTGCGTCTCTTCGTTGTTCAGCTGATAGATCGTGCGGCCAAGCTCACGCCGGTCAAGCTGGAAGATAACCGTCATTTGTCTGCTTCCCGCTACGCCGGTCTCGGTCATGGCCTGTTTGAATGCCTGCACCATCGTGGAAAGCGGCGTCTCGATGTTCGTCCCGCTCTTCTGGTCTCCCAGCACAGCCATAAACTCCCGGTTCGGCGGGATGACCGCGCCAGACGCGAGGCGGGGGAGAGATACTCGCGTAACAGGTGGAATGTTTATGCCGTACGTCATGCCGCCAATCTTCGGAACCCAGTCCGGAACGTTGATCTGAATCGTGTTAAGCTTGGAAATAAGGAAGTTGATGCCATCTATAACGAAGTTAATCGCGCCTTCGACCGTACCGACAATGAGATTCCAAACGCCTTTCAGAATATCTAGGACACCGTTCCATGCTTTCTTCCAGTCTCCGGTGAACACGCCGGTCAGGAAGGTGATCAGGCCTTTCAGGATTTTTTTCCACGCCTCGTACTGATCGGAAAACTTTTTTCCAATTGTCTCAAATATTGCGGCGAGTGCCGGATTTTTTTGCTTTAACCAATCGACAAACGCGCTCCATGCGTCCCTGATGGAGTTTACGACGGCGTTCCACGTCTGCTTCAGCCCGCTCCATATCTGCTTTGCACCCTCTAACGCAAGTTTCATGTCGCCGGTAAAGATGCCCTTGAAAAACTTTCCGAATCCGGACACAACATCTTTCAGCCCGTTGATCAGCTCCTCGCCGTGCCCTGTAAAAGAGACAAGTGCAACAAGGATCGATGCAATTGCGGCGATCAGCAGCGGAATCCAGCTGCCCGTCAGGATGCTGATCCCGATACCGGCGGCAAGCAGTCCGGCGATGATGGTCAGTGTGTTTTCCAGCGTAAAGCCGTTTTCGATCACATCTTTGATCCCGACGACTAACATCGCAAGGCCACCCACCACGAGAGCGATTGCCGCAGCGGTCGGCCCAAACGCAAGGGCGAGTCCACCCGCAAGCGCCGCAAGACCGCCGAGCATACCGAGGAAGTTTGTCATGTCGATTCCGTTGTTCCATGCGTCCAGCCAGAAATAGACGAGCGCGAACGCGCCAGCCGCAGCGAGCGCGATGCCGCCGATCTTGCCGAGGTCGTCGGTAAACATACTGGCGATCTTCCACGCAAGGAGCCCTGCGGCGATTGCCCCGACAATGCCAAGAATGTCGTTCAGTTTGTCTTCGGCAAGATCCAGATTGGAGAAATCCGGCGTGATCCCGCTCGAAGCGCCTGCTCCGCTCGTCCCGCCGCCTCCGGAGGCCTGATTGCTGGTGATCTGATTGATCTCGTCAAAGCTTGCCATGCTCTTGCTCGCGTCCTCTGCGGCAGAGCCAACCCCTTCAAGGGCTTCTTTTTCGGCGTTCAGGCCTTTCGCTGCCGAAACCTGCGCGCCCCAGCTCTTTCCTGAGAGCATACCGAAAAACTTCGCGATTGCCGTCACGACTTGGGTTAAAATGTTCACTAACTTCACAAAAACCGGGATCACAACTTCTAGAATCGGCTGCGCAAGCGTCAAAAGGGCTGCTTTCAGGCGTGCAATAGACGCGCGTGCCGCCTCATTCTGCATGATCGTCTGGCTAAGCCAGCTGCGCAGCTGCGAAAGGCCGCGGGACAGGACGGTAAAGATCAGCGCGCTCCTTAGTACCCCGCTTAATCTTCTTCCGAATTTGTTCATGCTCTTTTCGACGCTTGCCGATACTTCCGCCATTTTAGCCGAGGCTCCGCTTGCATTTGTGATCTGCTGCACCAGCTCTCCGGCTTTGGTCTTTGCAGCGTCAAGCGCAGCGGTCTGGTTTATCACCTTGTCGGTGATCTTTGCATATTGACTCCCGAGCTTTTCCGCCGTTTTGTTTTGCTGCACCAGCAGCTGTTCCTGCTCTTTGATTTGTGCAGCAACCTCCGCCTGTCGAGAATAAGCGTCTATGTACTCCGCTGGATTAGCCGAAGCGTTTCCGGACGTGATGCCCTTTAGGCGGTCAGCCTCCGATCGGAGCGATTTCAGCGCGTCTTCCGTCTGCTTTGCGGACTGAAGCGCAGCGTCCAGCTCCTTTTTAAGCCCGCTCTGCGTTCCGGTATCCTCATTCAGCTTTGCTTCCATCTTGTCGATTTTCGCAGACAGCGTATCCAGCTCTTTCTGTGCCTTTTTCGCGTCCGCGTCGACGGCGATCACAATTTTCCCATCTGCCATATTTTCACCACCTTTTCGGTTGATTTTTGTCATTATTTGTGTTATCTTCCAAGTAAGGAGGGAAGAAATATGAGTGATTGCATTATCCAAATCAGCCGGGACAATTCTTTTTACGGTTCTGGCCTGACCGTCGGCGTTGCATTGGATGGCTGTGATGTCGGCACGCTGAAAAACGGTGAAGAACTTCGAGCTGTGGCCGCTCCGGGCCAGCACGAACTTTCTTTTTACCGGTATCGCCGTCTGGATAAAACCATATCCTTTACCATTGCCGAAGGGCAACAGAATGCGTTTTTTACCATCAAGATTAACGCCTCGAACCGCGTTGACGTTGTTGGCGGGCTAAAAACCAAAAAGCAGGCGAAACGCCCCAGCGGCTGCCTGACGGCTTTAATCGTATTCCTCTGTCTTTTCGTCTTTATTGGCGCGGCCTTTGCTTCCTGCGGATCGTCCTCCAAGACGGAAAAGGTCGGAACCTCAGTTTCTTCTTCGCAGCAGCCGCCGCAGCAATCCGATTCCGGGCCTGAAACATTTGGCGTTGGGGATCAGGTCGTTCTAGACGGCGTGGCGGTCACGTTGCTCAGTGTTACCGAGAATTCCGGCCAAAATTACGTCTCGCCGGATGATGGAAAGGTCTTTGTTCTGTGCGAATTCGAGATCGAAAACAATTCATCCCGCGATATTGCGTCCAGCACCATGCTTTCATTCGAAAGCTACATTGATGGCTATACAACCAGCCTCAGCCTCACCGCCATGATGAGTTCCGACGAGCCGCAGCTTGACGGCACGATTGCCGCCGGGAAGAAAATGAAAGGTGTCGTCGGATATGAAGCGCCGCAGGATTGGAGTGAGATCGAGATTCGATTCTCTCCAAGCTTCTGGGGTAGCGAAATCGTTTTCGAGTATAAAAAATAAGTTTTTCCTGCTGCCGCCCCTTAACCGGGGCGGCTGTTTTTTGTCCCGACTCCCCATACGGCAAGCAGGTCGGCTTCGGCCTCCGAGTATGTTATCTTCAGATCGACGATATCCCGGTTGCGCCGGTAGAAATCCCTCTCCTGTTTGTCGAGGCTCTTCCCTCTGGCCTTTTTATCGCGGATAGAAACCACCTGTGCATACAGGCAATCTCCGATTTCTTGATAGTACGATAGAAACGAATACCAATGCAGGTATTCCAGCGCCCTGACCTCGCAGCCCGCGATTCGGTTGATAGGCGCAATATAGAGATCAAAGTCCTGCGCCCATGACATGATCTCTGGCTGCTTTCTCTTCTCTCGATTCTCCTGCCCGTGGTCGATGAAGCGGAAGCACTGGTTCAGGGCTTCCTGATAGTCGCTGACGGGCATTTCTTCGAAGTCGGGATAGAAGATGGTCAGCGCCGCTTCCGCCTTATCCCGCTCGTCCAGTTCCCTGTCTGTCAGGGCTACGAGGATATCGAGGATTGCGCGGTAATCAGATTGGATCGCGTATTCTGTTCCGTCGACCTCAACAGAGGTCGGCAGGGAATAGATCACTTTCCCCATCTATCAATATATTTCGCGAACAGGGGGCCTGCGCGTTTTCCATCTATCTGTATATTTCGCAATCCTCGGGTTGGTCTTCTTCTGCTCTGCCGCGAAGCTCGTGTCGATCTGATCGATCACGGCCAGCATGAGGTTGCACCATACTGGCAGGCCGTCGGCCAGCGCGTAGACGTTCATAGTGCCGAACAGGTCTGCGCAGACAGGCTTGGCAAACAGGCCGTCGATCATGTCCCGCATTTCCGCGTCGCGGCGGCGGGCAATGGCGAAAATCTCCTTCTTGTCCGCGCAGCGGTCAATCTCGGCCTTATACGCCTCCTGCTTCCCGTCCAGTTCGTCAAACGTGTTGAATATCTGTTCAACAAATGCGCTGTCGGTCGGGTTGAAGGAGACTTCCGCCGCGTCGTTCAGCTTGAACGATACGATACCGGTTTCAAATTTGATTTCAGGCATTTATGCAGCCTCCTTAATCCGAATCCGGCGTGAACGTGATGGTTCCATCCGAACCGCGCGCTGCGGTTCCTGTTGTCCTGTTTCCGCCGTATGTCACTTCAATGTCCGAAGCAAGAACGCCGCCGCCCTCGCCTCCGTCTGTCGTGACGAGCACCGCGCAGGCGTCATACTGCTCTGCAAACGACTTCCCTTCGGAGTCCTGCAGGTATGTGTGGATGATCAGGCATTTCTGATTTACCAGAGCGGCATGGTTCTTCTCCACGACTGCAAGATTGAGCAGATGGTTCATCACGTCGTCACCGCCTACAATCTCACTGCCGGAAAAGCTCTGTGTCATTTCTGGTGTCTGTGCGTTCGTGTACACGTGCCCCAGAATGTCCTTCTTCGTTTCCTGCCCCCAATCGTAGTTGATGGAGCTCTCCGTCACCTTGACGCCCATCGCCGACCACTTCGATGTGGTGCTGTCGCTGGTGTCCAGAGCGGTAATCAGCATTTCACGGACTGCGCTCTCGCCGTTTTTTGCCGCGATTGTGTATTTATTTGCCATAGTTAAATCACCTCATATGTCAGTTTCATTAGAATTTGATGATCCTCTGTGCCGTCCTCATACCGGGCGAACAGGGCCGAGCGGCTGACAGCTTCCATGCGCCGGACGCGCATCCCGTCGCCCAAATCCGGCGGGTTCTGCATGGCCCAATCCCCGAAGCGGTTCAGCATGGCGTCGCATTTCAGGCGCTTGTCGTTGCTGTTTCCGGGCTTGATGCGGGCGATGATCTTGAATTGATATTCCGCCTCATGCCCGCCGAGGATGAATTTTCGTGTGATGTACGCGCCCTGAATGGCGGACAGGGCCATGCTTGCCGAGTCGGCGGCGAGGAATTCGTAGTTGATCGTTGCGGTCGGCATATCGTCGTCTGAGAAGGAATTTGCCCAGATCATCATCTTTCGGGAGATATCCTGTTCTTCCTCCGCAGATACCAGCCTTTTTTGCTTTTCAGAGTCCATTCTTCACCGCCTTATCCGCTACACGGATCCATTTGTCGAGGTTCTCGGCCTTTGAAGCCTCAAACCAATGCGATTGCGCCTGATTGTGTCCTGACGTGTTGAACACAAGATTTTTGTCGGTCAGTACCTTTGTCCCGCCTTTCGGCGCGTAGGTGCTTCCGGTCTCCGGGTCTACCATGACTTTCCCGTAGTACAGGAACCTTGCGTATGGGCCGGGATAGATAATCGCATTCCCTTCCACCTGTGTTCTGCGGTCGAGGGAACCGGTCAAGAATGGCACATACGGGGCTGTGTCCTTTCTTGCCTGAAGTGCGACAATATGCTCCGCTTTGGTACACGCCTGCGCGATTGTCTCATGCAATTCATCAAAGCCGTCTGCCTTTACGCTGAATTTCAGCATATTAGGCCCCTCCGACTTCGAAGTGTCTCATGTCCTGGCTTCCGAAGTCCTTCATATCGACCTTTGTGACCTTGTAAACGTCGTCATAGAGCATTTCAAGCGCCTGCTCGGTCTTGTCCGGCTCCACGACTTCACCCTTAATAAAAAATGTCGTTCCGCCGTTGCCGTCCGTGGAGAGCGTCCAGATTCCGCTTTTATCGGCTGCCCGCCAGAATTCCTGCGGGCCGACGTAGCGCTTCTCTGTGCCTGTCACGCCGTCTACGGCAGGCGTAGAGAACGGGATGTAAAGATTCACCGCATCCGCGCCCTCAAGCCCGCTCTGGCGGACGTTGGCCGCCTTGGAGGCTTCCAGCAGAACGCCGCGCAGGACGGTGATGTAGGTTTTCTCCACGTCCTTGAATGTCGCCGGGTCTGTCTCCTGTGAGACGTTGTAGATGGTTACGGTGTGGGGGAACATGGACACGGCCCATACCCCCTTGCTTTGAGTAATCCAGTCGGCCCGAGGTACGCCAGCACGATCTCACGGCGGCGCGTCTCTGTCCGCTGCATATCTGCCTGCGACAGATTGCGTGAGCCAAAGCTGCGCGACCAGCCGCCTACCGTCTCACTCGATACCGGCCTGTCGGTCGTGTAGACGAGGCTGTCCAGCTTCCCGGCGTCCTGCTCCAGCTCGGCCAGCGCGCAGACGCAGTTCTGGACTGCTTCGAGCTTATCCCCGGCGGCGGAGCGCGCGCGGCTCATGGTGATGTAGTCGACGTAAGCCGATGCCTTGCGGGCGAGGCCGCAAAATTGCTCTTCATCCATCGCCGTCCCGCGGTACACAGTCGCGTAATACTCATAATCAGCGTAGATCATACTGCGCCCTCCTTCCGGTCAGCCTCCGCGCCCGTCATGCAGGCGCGGAGGCTTGAATTTACTTGCTTACGTCCGCGCCGATGAACAGGCCGTAAGGATCGGGCACGACCGGGATAAACAGGCCGCTCGCCTTCGTCCAGGTGGTCTTCGGGTCAGGCGTTTCCCACTGGGTGATCGTGATATACTGCTGCGCGCTCTTGTCGGTGTACGGGCCATAGCCCTTTTCTTCCGGCGTCACGCCCCACAGGCCAACGCCGAAGGAATTGGCCGTGCCGTTGGACAGGAACGCAACCTTGTCCTCCGGGAAGAATCGATGCGTCTTTTCCGCGCCGTTTGCGGCCTGCGCCTTATAGCGCTGGTCGTTGGTCGTGATCTGGCCGAAGCCGAACAGCTCGGTAAAGAGGCTGCGCAGCTTCTCGGTGGTGACGTATGTACCAGCGCCGACCGTACCGTATACGAGGGTCTGAATGCCCTTGTTGGACGCGAGTTTGCGCAGGATCTTCGTACCGACGACCATTTCGCTCAGGGCGTGGCCGGAGGCCGCCGCCTGATCCGCGATGGCCTGAAGCTGGCCGACGATATCAGCATCTGCGCCGAAGTCGATCTTGAAGCCGGTGTTTGCGGACGGAACGCCGTAATCGACGGTCATGTTGAGATTGTTTTCCTTGATGGTCATCTTGCCGGTCGCGATGACTTCCATCTTTGCAACTTCGGTTCTGACCTTGACCGCATCGGCCATCAGGCGCATATCGTCGAAGACATAGCTCACGATTGCGTTGTCGGCATATACGCCGTTTTCGTTGAGCAGCTGCACCCGCTCGGACTGGTTGATCTTGCGCTTGATGAACAGCTTCTCAACCTCTGTCTTTTCGAGCGCGGGGCGCGTGGCGATCTCGGCCTCGGTGTCAAAGGCGTGGACGGTCGCCATCGTGGGGATCTGTGCGCCGTTTGCGAGGCGCAGGTACTCGGCTTTCAGGCTTTCGGTCTTCTGGTCCGGGAACAGCCGGTCGCCGAGGTACGCCGGGCGTGCGACGGAAATGTTCTGCGAGAAATCCAGACGGTCAGCGTCGGAAATCAGTTCAAGAATGTCAGGCATGGTGTTTTTCCTCCTTCTTTAGGCCGTAGTCCACACGGGGTACAGGGTCACATTGCCGGTCATTTCGACCTTGGAAACAGCTTCGCCGCCCTTAGACGTGCTCCAGCCGGTCTGGGTGTTGCCGCTCTTGGTCAGCGGGTATTCGGTCGAGACGTCGGCATAGGAGCCCTCTGTGTAGACGTTCTCGTCGACGGGCGGCGTGCCGCTGCCGTCGTTTTTGTCGTAGGTCACGGTATAGCCGCGCGTGATCTCCGGCGCGTCAACAAACGTGAATCCCTTGCCGGACAGCGCGGTCTTGGCTGCGGATGCAAGCGACAGGCGGTCTGCCAGCACACGGCCCGCGACCATCACGGAGCCGGGCATATTGCCGTCCGTCACGTCGATGTCCTCAAATACGAGGCCGACGGCGTTCGAATTGTCGGACGGGAACGGCGTACCGGCCTTTACGATCTTGTACTTGCCGTCCTGCACGCCCATCGACGCGGGGATTTCACGGGTTTTCAGGACGAGGCCGACTTCGCTTTCGAGGAAATTCGGCCTGACTTCTGCTTTTGTGTTTACAACGATAGACATTTTTCAAATCACTCCTTGTTTGGTGTCTGCGCAAACTGCGCGTTGAACTGCTGCGCGTACATTGCGCCCTTGCTCTTTGCCGCCGGTGCGCCGCCCTGGCCGACGGGCTTGACAAATGTGGGCGCAGGCTTGCCGGACTGGAACGCGGTCGGGTCTGCTTCGAGCTGGGCCTTGTGCCACTCGTCGAAGCCGGTCAGCTCGCCGTCTTTCAGTTCAAGGTGCTTCTCCTTGAGGTCTGCAAGGTAGGCTTTCTCTGCGGCTTTGGAAGAGAACTTGACGCCCTTGGCCGTGATCGCGCGGGTCATGGCGTCGGCGTAGTCGCGGCTTGCGAGCTGCGCCTTGTAATCCTCGGTTTCCTTGGTGTACCGGCCCTGAAGGTCTTCGAGCTGCTTGCGGAAATTCTCAGCGTCTCCGCTGGACTTCCGCAGGTCTTCGATATCCTTGTCGCGGTCGGTCAGCTGCTGCCGGGCGGCATTCAGGTCTTCTCTGGCCTGATCCGCTTTCTGCTTCTCCCGTCCAATGTCCCGGCTGTTCTCGTCAAGGATCTTGTCGACGGTATCCTTATCAAGCCCCAGCCCTTCCAAAAAATCTCGCTTCATAGGTTCTCCTTCACAGCTTCGCTTTGTTCTCGCGGGTCGCGTCCGCTGCTGCCCCGTAGTTTAGCGACTTCGGGCCGGTCAAGATTTGATAAAACAAAAAGAGCCAACTACTAAGAAAACCTCAGTGGTTGGCTCATCGTGCCATTCCGCGCGCTCGATTGCGCTGCGGTATCTGTATTATTTTTTCAGCTCTTCCGCCTTGATGATCTGCGCCTTGACTGTCCCATCCTTCATGCGTTTCAGTTGGACGCGGAATCCGGCGGCAAGCGCCCGCTCGATGGCGGCTTTCAGTTTTTCGTCGATCATACGGCGTTCCTCACGGGATCAGGTCTACAATGCCCTTCGCGGCATTATAGATCCGCTTCATGATCGCGTTCTCCTGCAAGTATTCAAGCCCCTGCAGCGTGATCTGAATCCGGCGCTCATTCCTCAGGTGCATTTCGCCCGTGACGTCGGTATAAAGCTCCGCGCCCTTGATAAGCCCCGCGTCCTGAAGCATTTCCAGATACCTGTAGAGACGTTCTCCGGACACCTGCATGGAGTCCAGGCCGAAGCTCTCCACGCTGAACGCCGGAAGATCCATCGCGCGTTCCAGCGCAGACAGCATTTTATAAATCGCTTTGAAGTTGTCCATTTGAATTTCCCCCCTTGCATTTTTTGTGAGAGTGTGGTATAGAATAGATAAGAGCCGGTCGCTGTCCACGACCCCTTCCCAGAAGGGCGAGATGGTGTGTCGGCTTCTTTTTTTATTTTCTTTTTACGATTCTCTGCACTTTTCCATTTCGGATTTCAATGATCTCATCAACCCACTCAGTATCCTTTCTGGCAAATATTTTTTCAATTTGCGCATCTATTGTTTTTTCGTCAAGCGTGGTCTTGGTGACATCCAGAATAAACCGCTGCCCCTGCTTGGCTGCCTTTTTCACACGATTGAAAATCGTATTTCTCCCGGCTTTTTCTCCGAGCGTTTTCAGGTCATACGCTTCCCCTCGGAAAATATAGTCCGGTGTGGACACCCCCTGCGGATTATTGACACGCGGAACTAGCCCAATTTCGCCGCCGAATTCCTTTTCAAGGAGTCCGGCAATTTCTTTTTCGTGCTCTGTGTGGTCAAGCACGACATTATGCCCGTCGACCTTGTATGTAACGCCGTTTGCAGTATACTCCTGCAAGTCCTGTACAGTGTGGCTGTTCGGAGTGGCCTCCGCGCGCCACTTTTCCGTTACGTCGGTGTATCTCGGCTGAAAGCCGGCGCTTTCTGCTGGTTCTGTGTTGGTCGGAGGTTCCACCCGCTCAACCGTTTTCGCTTTGCTGGCTGCAGCCTCGGATTTTGCGTCTGTATACAGAACCCTTGTCCGCTCCGGCTGCTCTGGCAGTCCTGCTGCCTTGCTGAAATCATGGTATTTCGTGTTCAGGCGGCGCAGCTTGGCTGCTGCGGCGGTCTCCTTGTCCTTTTGTCCGGATGCTTTATAGGCGTTTTTCAAACGCTTCTGTTTGCGAATCGACCGTTCGAGCCGTCTTTGCATTTGGGTCGCTTCGTATGCGGTATATTTCTTCCCGTCAAACTCGCAGCCGAGACCATCATCAATGTGTTCCAGCTGCTCCTCGGAATAGGTTGGCTCCATGACGCCCGGGATATAGGCGTGCTTATAGTGTCGGCAATTTGCGCCGGTCAAGCCGTCTACATAGCCGTAGCCGGTCGTCTCCACGAGATCCTTGTACTGCCCAAGCGGGTCAGGCTCTCCGTTTTCGCTTTTATAATAAATTTTCCCTTGCCAATCCTTGTGGCTCGACCACGGGGACGGGCCGGGCTTGTCTCGTGCGCCGGAGTGGGCTGTGATCTCAAAATACCGGGTATCCAGATATTCCGCCGACTGGTCGGAATACTTGTCGCAGATTTGCGCCACGCCCGTCATAACGGCCCGGCGGGCGGCCACGTCGATTTGATCTGTGTGTCCGCTCTCATAGTCTACGACTTTGATTCCGCTTTCTGCCAGCTGCTTGACGGCGTTGGCAATCGCCTGATTATAGCTGATCGCCCCGCTCTGAATTTGCAGCGTTGACGAATTTAGGGCCCACTGATATGCTTGCGCAGGCGGAAGCATTCTCTGGCCATTGTCCACTAAAAACCCCAAAGATTGCGTCAGATTTCGGAATTCTCCGAGCGTCTGCCTGCGGATCGCGTCGATATCGGAGGCGTCTACCAGCCGGTCAGGCTTCGTCACATCGGCCAGCGTAATAAGGTCGTTGTAATATCGCCGGTTGCGCTCCACAACATCGTCGAGCAGCTTGTTCAGTTTTTCTTCGCTGACGTCCGCTGTCTTCTGGATGGCCCTTTTGATCTTCTTGAGATCAATGCCGTGCGACCGCAGCGCCCGGATATCCTGAACCGTTACTTCGTTGAGCTGATCGGCAATTTTAAGCCGGGAACAGACTTCATCCAGCAGCGTATCTTCCAGCGCACGGAACAGCTCCGCGAGTTCTTCCGGGAGGGCGTCGAGCAGCTCCGGACTGAACGGATACTTGACCTTTCTCATTCGACCTCAGCCGGGGCGTTTGCATCTGTCATGTCCTGCGCCCTCGGCAGCATTGCCTTTGCAGTCGCTTCGTCCTCGCCGTACCATTTTGCGCGGTATTCCCAGTGGTTCAGAATTCCATCAGCGAGGTCAAGCCGGTCGTTTGCCCGCTCTTGTTCCTTCTTCTCAGCGTCGTCAAGGATGGAATCGCCCCAACTGTAATCGGTGTTGTACGTCCCGGCAGGCGCAAGGTTGTAGAGCGTCGCGTATGTATCGAGCGCGTAGAGCAGACTGTCAAACGTATGTTCAAGCGCCGTTTGAATGCTGTCGATCAGCACATATTTGCGCTGCTTACTGTTGCGTATCTCCGTCGCCGTCTTCTCGATGGTCTGCGGATCGGAAATATCTCCATAAGCCAATCCGACGTTGAACTCGATACGGCGAAGCGTATTCTGGAAACCTCGGTAGATTGCTTCGTCGCGGATCTGCGGCTCGATGTACTGAAAGAATTCGCCGCTAGGGGAGAACGGTCCCAGTTCAAACATACGCTTGTTGAACATATCCGCAGTCGAACTCGTGCCATCCATCAGGACTTTGCGCTCGCTGGAGCGATATTCCCAGCGCAGGCGCTCCCACTGCTCATCGGCCTGCTTGATCAGCTGCACAGTAGCCGCGTCTCCGTAGACGGACATTCCGCAGGGGCTGTTTGCGTCCGTTGTGTTGGCCGCAGGCGGGCGGAAGTACGCGAAGAGCGGCCCGCTCATATCCTGGATCGTGATTTCCGGCTGAATGTCCGCCCATTCCGGGACGGCATTCAGGGGTGCTTCCGCGCCGACCGTGCCGGAGGCGTCGCTGTAATATGCTTTATTGCGGATCGTATAGGTCGTGCCGTCCAGCTCGTGCGATTCGAGGCGGATATAATACTTCCCGCCCACTTTCGCGGGCTTGTCCCGGAAGACGCCTCCGATGCAGCGCCCGGCAGGATCAAATTTCGTCGGCTGGAACGCCGCCGCGCCGGTCACGTCGACCAGCAGCTGCTCACCGTAGATATACGGCTTAAATGCCACGCCGCCGAGCGCAAGCCCCAGTTCTAAGGCGCTGTGAAAATTCTCTTCCGCCCGCTCAAAGCAGTCTTTCAGATAATCCGCACGGGCGCTGCCGGTGATGTTAGCCGTCAGCTCGGCCAGCGTCGGTCGCGCGATCTCCCGGCAGATCGCCGCCGGAAGCCCGACAGCAATGACATCGCACGTCTGCCAGGGTGGATTTCCAATAAACATCGCGTACCAGAGGCTTATATTCTGCTCCATCTTCGGGCTGACTGCCGGAGATACGCCGAATTCCCGCTCGGCAACCGCCTGCGGGAAAAGCATATTCCGGAACCACCCTCGAATGTTTGTCAAAAGGCTCATTTCTTGATTTCTCTCCTCAAAACGGTCATACAGAAATAGCGAATCGCGTCCATGCAATGGTCGTTTTCTTTTATCACGCAGTCTTCTCCTTCGTCCTTGTCCCAGCTATAAAGGCCAAATTCTCGAAACGCATTTTTGCAGCTCTCGTGAAATTTGATGATTCCGCTTTTGATGCAGGCCCCCGTGAATCGAATGCCGTCCAGCACGGCGTTGTTTGCTTTCCATACAGAAAACTTTCCGTGCCGCCGGATGCACTCGGCAAAGGACGCTGTCGATGGGTCGAGCACGACACGCTCAATGCGGTATCCGTCCGCGAATGCCTCTAAGTCCTGATAATATTCCTCATCGGTCTTCTGCCGCCCGCTCTCGCGTCCGCTGTGGTAATATTCCTTCTCCATGACGGCCCTGCCGCCATATTCCCGCCACAATGTAAAGACGGTAGGGTTCTGTGTGCCGTAGTCCGATGAGATCCAGTACCGCCCCGGCCCGCCCCGCTCACTTGCGACGTTGCGTTCGCGGTCGAACATCGGGTATACGAGGCCTTCGGCTATACACCGTGCGCCAAGGATATCTCTCCTGTACCAGATACTGTTTACGTCATACTGGCTTTCAATCTCCGCAAGCCGCGCATCCGTAATTGTTGCGTTGTCGCGGATGGTGAAATGCTGGTAGTTGTACTGCCCGCCGAGCCGTTCCGGGAATCTATCGATGTAGTTTTGATAGATCCAGTGCCCAGGCGAGGACGGGTTTAAATCCCAGAACACACGGCGCAGCCTTGCGGCAAGCTGCCGGTTAAATGCCTCTTTGATCGTGTCCTCGTGGTGCAGGTTGATTTCTGTCGCAATCCACATTCCGTATGAATTGCCGCGAATTTTCTTGAAACTGTCCGCTTTTGCCCCGCCCGCGAAGATCACCACATAGTCGCGCCTGTGAGATTTTATCACAAGCGCCTCGTTGCCTTTGTACTTCGTCCAGCGGCAGCGTCCGCGGAAAATATACTCGAGTCCGAATCCATTCGCGTCTCCGATGTTCAACTTCGCGTTGGCCGCCGTGGAGCCTGTCGCAAGGTGTATTCTGTCCGGCGTGCCCTTTTCTATCAGCGCAGCAAAGGCAGCTATGTTGTCGATGGTCTTGCCCGCTCGAACGGCTCCCTCTGCGACCGAGATCGTGCAGCGCATTGCGCGCTGTATGTACGCCTTGTGTTTTTCCCCAAACACGGGGTTGATGGTCCTGGTTTTCATTCAATCCCCGCTTCTTTGAGATAAGCGTCCGTATCCTCCACGTCAATCGATTCTTCTGGCTCATCACGCTGCTCTAAGTATTGCTTCCCGAGCCAAATAGCCATGCTCGCGTTCTTTTCCGCAAGCCGCCACTGGCTCCGGCGCAGTGAAATTTTCCCCGCTCCTCGCTTTTGCTTAAATACCTCGGAAAAACTGGCATGATAGGTGCGTTTACACCAACTATCCAGTGTTTTATCAGTCACACCAAACCAACCGCAGATTTCCTCAAGCGTGCATTGCAGGCCGCATAAGTTCTCAAACTGTTTTTGATCTATTTCCTTTCTTGGCCTTGCCATACGCACCCTCCTTTCTCCTCTGGCGTTTGATAAACTTCTCCATGTCCCGCTTTAAGTGCGGGCTGGTTGTTTTGTCAATGATTGACTGTGCTTCTTCAATCGTCATCCCCCAAGCCTCGCACGATTGCCCATTCCCGCTCCGACAACTCCCAAATATCCGTTTTGACCTTTTCCGCAGCAGCCTTTTCCGCAGCAGCCTTTTCCGCAGCAGCCTTTTCCGCAGCAGCCTTTTCCGATAGCAAAAAGCCGGAGCCGAACAATCCTTTCCCCGACGCTTTCTGTGCGTCAAGCGCGCGGATAAAATGTGCATCTCTTTCTCTAATTTCAAGGCTTACGCCGTGAGCTGCCATATAACACAGCATCGTTGCTGTCAAAACCTCGTCTGGATATGAGTATTTCGGCAGTTCTCTGTGCAACTTTTTGAGATTCTTTTTGTTCTCGTCATCCAGTATTTCTCTTAAATCAGCGGCAGCGACAATCTTATTGCCCCCCATGTTGGTAACAAACGACGTATTGACAGACGCGCCGTTTTCATACACAACTCCGCACCCGCACGCCACATAGTTTGCCGAGCCGCGCATAATTCCGAGGAGCGTAAGCGTCGGAGCAAACAGAAAGAAGTTGATTCTCTTGCTTGTGTACCACTCGCAGATTTCTGAAATAATGGAAAAAGGCGGATTGTCTATCACAACACACCCGGAAGGGTATTTCTCGCTTTTATAATCTCCGCCCGGATAAAACGGGCGCACAATCGCGGCATTGCCAATTTCGTACTTCTCAGCCACCCAATCTCTTACTGCGTCGTAGATGTTGTCCGGCGTGTAGCAATCGTCCGTTGTTTTCTTCGCCTCGAACTTTTCGAGGAAAGCTTGGTAGTCCTCATCATCGTCTGAAGGCTCTCCACGCTCCATCCTTTCCCGGAACTCCTGCTCTCTTTGCTCGTTGGTCATTTCTTCAATTTCGGATTCGTCCGGCTCCGGAAAAGAAAAGTCAAAATCAAACGCCGCCAAATCCAGCTCCGGCAGTTCCTCCGCCAACAGGTCAAAGTCCCATGCGCTCTCGTTGCTCTTATTATCCACCAGCCGCAGAGCGTTCACTTGCTCCGGTGTCAGATCATCTACACAGACGCACGGCACTTCTTCCATGCCCAGCTTCTTTGCCGCCAGAGCGCGGCAATGACCGATTACAATCACACCGTCCCGATCAACTACAATCGGCTGAACAAAGCCGTACTGCTTGATGCTCTCCGCAACGTTGTTGATTTGCGTCTTGTCATGCTTTTTCGCATTTTTCCCGTATGCAGTAATGCTGGAAAGCTTTCTGTTTTTTACCTCCATGTTGTCCTCCCCATCAAGCCCGATCACCGGCCAACCACCTCATTCTTTCGTTCTCGTGTCTCCGTGTGAATAAATATATTTATTCACACCGGAGAACACGAGAACAGGAGGAGGAGGTTTCCGCAGAACGCTGCGGTGCCGATGAAGAAGGGCGTAGAGTTGATCTCTACGCCCTTATAGTAAATGTTAAATTTGGCTCTGGGACGCAGACTTTTTCATAAAAGCCCTCTTTTTTGCCCCACAAGGCGAATAAATTGCCTGTGCCATTCCTGCGCGATGCGTTCGGACACATAAACCGCCATCGCAGCGCCCTGTAAGGTGTGCGTCCGCTTCCAAAGAACCAAGTCTATGAGCCGGAGTCGCTCCGCGCCGTCAACGAGCTGTTCCGTCTCCGCGATTGCCTCCGCAACGGCAGCGCGCTCTGCCTTCGTCATCAGCCCGCCGCCCTTATAGCTGCGGATCATCCATTTTGCATAGGCCCACCAGCCGTATCGCGGCGTGCTCATCAGTAATGTTGCCTCCCTTCGCGCTTTGCGCGGTTCGCATCGTGCAGCGTCCGCATACAGCCCCTTGTTGTTGCATATCTCGCTGCGTCCTTTGATTGCTCCTGCTTGTATCTGTCCGCCTCCCGGCGGAATGCTATGTACCTGGTGCAGTCCGTGTGACAGCCGGTGTGCCTGTCCGCACAGCCTTTGCACGGAGCCTGCACCGGTGTAAGCCCTAGATTTCCCTGCATTCGTCCACCCTCACACATACCCGCTTGCCGTTTACCGCAACGACGTAGCCCGTCCGGTTTGTCCTGTATTTGTATTTCTCGGCAGGATAGATCCGCCCGCGAACGGGCTGCATTTCCGGGTATACCGGGATTGATCGTGTAATCAGGATCCGCACGCGCTCCGCCCGGCCCATCACAGCATCTCTATGTGCCGTCCATGCGCACGCCTCGCTGCAAAAATTGTATTTTGCCTTGTACTTGGACGGTGCGCGCATAAACGTCTTCCCGCAGGCATCGCACGTCAGCTGCATCGGCGGTCTTGGCGGCTTTCGCTGCGTCTTGCTCATAGCTTTACCCCCTTGATGTACTTATCGAAATACGTCACAGCTACCGCCATCGCAGCCCACATATCCGCAGAGAAGCCGTAGAAGAAGCCGGGGTCTTTCTTCGTGCCCTTTCCGAAATTCGGCTGGCCGGGCGCGTAGCGATCAACGAGGGCCTGCCGGATGTTTGCATCTTTGGCAGATAGCGAGCCGCACAGATCCAGCTTTTCTTCCCGGCGGTAGATCCTCTTCGGCTCATATCCGCCCGACCTCAACGCGATTTCCCAGAATCGCCCGATCCAGACGCAGGTGTCGAACACCTCTTGTCCGACCGTCATGCCCATGCCCGCGATCATCTCGATTGCAACGTCTATGCAGTTCGCATAAAGCTTCCGATCCAGCATATCAGTCACTGCCGGATTCTCGATCTTCCCGGCCTCCAGCACGCGGCGAATTTCTTCGCCGTCGTGCTCTACGATAACATAGCCGGATTTCATATTCCCCGGATCAATCGCCAGAATTGTTCCCATCTTTTTCCTCCTTTTTCGCAAGGGCTCCGGCATAGTACAGCTTGCAACGGTTTATCTCAATCCACTGCCATGCATCGTCTTTGTAAATCAAAAACAAATTTGCATACGAGTCGACGGCATACACCGTAAAAATACCGCCGGATAAAAGCTCAATCTGAAACATTGTCGTCACCTCCTCCCCTCCGTTCTCCGTAGCTGCAAAAATCGTCAGGTTTCGGTGCGTCCTCTGGGGTAATCCGAACGACATGAAACATCTTGCAGCCATACCACTCTCCACCGTTGTTGTCCGCAAACCACTTGCAATTTTTGCACCGCGTCACGATCACGGCATCGTCTACGGTCGGCACCCTGTCAATCAGCGTGCATGTATTGTCGTCTTGAAGGTCCGAACAGCACCCGCAGTCTCCCACGCATTGCTCTTTATTCAGCTTTTTGGCTTCGTCGGCGTCAATCAGTCGCATCGCCGTTCCCTCCATCCATCTTCGCCCCGCAGTTGGGGCAGTATTTGTAATTCAGCAAGCTCACGTCATCGTCCGTTTCAAAGCACCACTCTTCGCTGCAAAGGGAGCACTGAATTGTCGTGAGGCTATTCCAGTCATCATCTGCTCGCAGCCACTGCCCATGCACCACCTCCGCAACGTCGGAGGTAGGCTGACGCAGCAGGAGCGTTTTCACCCGCTGAGGTGTCCAGCGCGGATTTTCCGCGTTGCAGGATTCAAAGTCTTTCAGCGCCTCGGTTCTGCTGATATATTCGTCAGGCATCTTCGTCATCTCCAAAGTGCTCGTCGTATTCTTCCGGCGTGATAAACTGAATATCGTCACCGGTATAGCCAAGACCGTCAAGGCACATCAGCTCTATCAGCTTATCTTTATTGATACACTTGCACAGATCTTCATACGGGATCGTGTTTTCTGATTCGAAGCTCATCTGCGCTCCGAACTCTCCTCGGACGGTAAAGCACACTCTGTTTTTAATCATCCTTCTTACCCTCCCTTTCTTCCAGCGCCTTTTCGGCCTCCTCGCGGGTGAGAAATACGGTCTTGCCAAATCCGTTTAGCGCTACGCCATACTCCCGCCCTCTGGCGCCTATTGGCTCAAGGCCAATAAAGCCGATTTCATTGCCCATACCAATCTGCGTGACCTCGCACTCGCTTATATGCTTATCCATGTCCATCAAGGCAAACACCCGCTGGCCCACCTTGCACGGCAGCACCACCACGCGCCCGTCCTTGTCGGCCTCGGCAAGCTCGCGGAGGCGGTCAATCGGCAAACCATCGAATTCCGTGACCTCCGAAATTGCCTTGCCCATCATGGACAGTTTGAGTGCCTCTACGCTTTCCGGTTCAACCCCCGTGTCCTCGTAGGCTTTCAGCCGTCCGTACAGATCGCGGGCCATCTTGCGGAAAATATCCTTGCCAAAGCCGTTGCTCGTTGGGCCGTTGATCAGCACGTTGAGCGTGCTGTCCCGGCACTGCTTCCAGTCGATTTCCTTGCCGCCGATCGCGGCGTGCAGAAATCGGTCGGTATCCGGGTCTACGTTGATATTAGGACTTGTCAGTCGTTCCATGTCTCTTCCTCCACATAGCACCAACTCTGCGGTGGACGTTCAAGCGTCCTCCCGCACTCAACAAGGTTGATGCTCCCGTCAGGGTTATAGTCATATTTTTGATATGGGCAAGCAACCATGCGCGATGGACACGATTTATCATCATTTTTATACCTGCACACAGGGGAAAACTCGCTCAGCTCTCGCGGCGTGTCGTATATTTTCAGGTTGACGATATGCCAGCCGTAGCCGGTTCCCTTTAGGTAGTTCACAATTTCTTCCCGCGTCAGGCAGGCTTGCTTTTCTACGTCATCCGGTGCATGGTTGAGGGGCGCAAGCTCATAAATCCGGTCACAGGTGAACTCGCCAATGACCTTGCCGCCGCCGTAAAACTGTGGCCTTGGATAGTCCGTCGCAATGAAGTCCTCGTGCGGATATTTTGGCAGCGTGCAGTAGATATAGCACTTAAACGGCGTGTCCAACTTTGGCCGCGTCTTACGCACCTCAATGGTCTTTTCGCCGCTGGCGATCTTTTCGCACCACTTCGGGCGGATGCTCAGCATAACAGCTTTACTCATGCTTGCCTCCTTCCTCCGGCGCTTCCGGCAATCCGCGCCATTCCCACGCATTCTTGTCGAGATGACACTCACGGCATTTGCACGTCTTTGATTTACAGCTGGAGCAGTCGCGCGTATCGCACGCATACTTGCAATTCTTGCAACTCCGTGCATCCGCGAGGTCTGCTAACGCCGCGTCCCTCTCGGCTTCTGCCTTCGCGTTCTCGGCGGTCAGGCGCTCGATCACGTTAGCAGCCGCAAACTCGATGTATTCCCGCCGATCTTGGATTTCTCCGACCTTGCAGTTTTCGCACGCGTCGTCGTGTCCAAGCCCCTTCGCGCAGCACCGCAGCGCCTTCACGATCTCTTTTTCAGTCATAGGGTTTCTTCCTCCATTCCTTCAAGAACCATTTGTCCCGGCAAAACGCCGTCCTCCATGGTTCGTTCTAAGTCCATCGGTCCAGCTCCTCCATCAATGCCTTAAAAATCGGGTATGCCTGCTGCGGCACTACAGCGTTTCCGAGGCATTTAATTCTGTCCACCCTGGCGGGAATCCCATGAGCCACTCTACCCACGTCGGGTTCAGCTGCCCAGCAACGTCCGTCCGCAAGCTCCTGTGATTGTCCCCACCGTGCGTCCCCTGCGCATCCGCTGCACATGGCGCCGTAAACAGCTTCACTGCATTCGCCAGCTGGCGCACGTGATGGTTGTTCCCCGGCGCCTTCGGCTGCGTCAGCTCCATGAGGGAGATGGGCTTGCCGGACTTTGCCTGTTCCTCAAGCTCTGCCACGGTCTGCTTCGGCCCGTTGTTGATAACGCCGTCGATCATGCCGTAGTCGTCCTACATGGCCATCTCCGCGTTTTTGAGATAGTTTTCCGGCTTGAGGAAGTCGGGCAGTGCCTTGAAGCCCCGGGAATCAACGTAATGACAGGATACCATGCCGTTCTGCTTCAGCGCCACGATGTCGCTGACGGACAGGCTGTGGCCGCGAAAATCCTCCGGGCGGCGGAGGTTGAAGGTCTCATACAGCACGTCCAACCTGTCCTGCGTATCGCCCCTGCGGTCAAGGTTTCCCGCATAGACGGCGGCGTAATTCTCCTTTTCGACGGAAAGCCCCTTCTTCTCCAGATACTCGGCGTTCATAAAGCGAAGCTGCGCCGTATTATCATTATCCCGAAGCTGATAGATGGCAAAGCTGTCGGCGGGGTTATCGAGGAACGCCTTTTCATAGTCCGGCGGTGCGAAGCGGTCTTTGACCGTCTCCCATTCGGAGACTTCCACGCCGAAGATACCGTCAAAGCTGCGGATATCCTCTGCATCGAAGGCCATGGCCTCGGTGTTGTCCGTGTGAAGCATATACACGCTCACGTCCCGTTCCATGAGCTCCAGCGCACGCTCCTTTGTCAGCGTCCGGATATCCCGCCAGCGCGGCACATCAGGCCAGTGCTTTTCCAGCACCTTCGTCGGGTAATCGGCAAACTCGCATTGCCCGACGGTCGTAAATCCTGCCCACTCGGCAGCCAGATCAAGCCCGCCGATCCCGGAAAACAGGCTCAGATGCGTCAGCATTTTGTTTCCTTCCCCGTCGGCGTCAGCTTCGCCAGCATGATCTGGCCGAGATCCGCCACGTACACCAGCTTGCCCCGGCTGTACACTATCAGCTTGTCGCCCTGGATCTCCATCCGGTCTGCCTCGATGTTCGTCAGATCGTGGCAGCAATCGCAAACAAATCTCATGCCTTATCCTCCTTGTTTTCCGCAAGCATTCGCTCGACCGCCTCCAGCTGGAACGCATCAAGTTCGTCCCCGTGGCGCTGCACGCCTTGTTGCAATCGGGCAGCGCCCTTTGACACCGGCCCCATCACCCTGTCCACAGCTGCACGTTCCAACAGATTCAGCTCGTCATGGTGCCCCTGCACGCCGTAGCCGAGCTTTGCAGCGCGGCTGTACTGTGCAGGCTGTGTTCCGCCTTTGTCCTGTTCTTTTGCCAGCCAGCGGACGATAAATGCGTTAATCCCGCGTTTTGTCTTCCGCTTGGCCGGATTTGCGTCCAACCAGCCCCTCATGTTCCGCAGCTGCTGTATCACGTCGACAGCAGGGTACAAGCCCGCCCATTCCTGGCATTGCTCCACGGAAACGGAATATTCCGTTCCATCATTCAGCGGCAGAGAGATTGCTGGCGGCGTGGATGCCGCTTGCGGCTCCGCGCTATCTTCCGCATCTCGAATAGCGAATTCGATTCTCGATTCTCGATTCTCGAATACGGGAACATCTGCACGCATTTGCTTGCAAATGATTTCATCCGCTTGTTTCCCTTCATCAGGTGACGGGAATTTGCTTACCTTCGCACGCTGCGTCTGATACTTGCCCCATGTTGGTAGGTAAAGGAAGCGCTTGCCCTCAAACACATACAGAGCAACCAATCCAGCACTCGCCAGCCCATGAAGAGCATTTTCTACAGTTTTGAGCGTGAGGTTTTCTTTCAGCGGGAAGAGGCGGTTTTTCACGACCGCCGCTCTCCCGTCAAAGCGTCCGAAATCATCACAGTTTACAATGAGCCGATAAAACAGAACTTCTTCAAACCACGAGAGTTTGTCGACGCTATCGCTTGTGCAGATGCTTTCCCGAATAATTCTGTTCGGCATATTTCAGCCCTCAGAACGGCAGGTCGTCGTCGCTTTCGTCAAGCTGTTTGAACTCCTCTGCGCTGGCCGGTGCAGGCGTTACAAAAGATTCGGCCTTGCTGGGCTTGAGATACCGGATACAGTCGCGCGTCACACCGTCATTGCCCTCAAACGGCTCCATGTGCAAAATGCAGTTGCGGCCTATCAGATCGTCAAGTTCAAAATCTGTGCCCGGCTCAATGCCAAGCGCATTTGCATATTTCCCGATCTTGTCTGCGTCATATTCGCCGGTATCACGGTCGGGCCAGAAGTTCTTGAAGATGTGCTTCTTCTGGTATTCCTGCTCGACGTCCTCACGGACAACGAAATCGAACTTGATGCATTCGTTTCCGTTCTTCGTTACGCTGTAGCCGCACGATTTCAAATAGCACTCATAGTCGCCAGCCTTCATCAGGCCGCCATTATTCTTTACTGCCTTAAATCCCATCTACTTTGTCCATCCTTTCAGTGTTCATTTCCCAATGTGTAAAATAATCGTTGATATAACCGTTTGCCAAAAGCCAATTGATAAAGCATGAAATCGTATCTTCGATAGGCGCGAAATCGCCGCGCCGGTACGTCTCCGCGTAAGTGTTCGCGCCGTCGAAGATCAGGTATGTAAATTTTGACGCGCCGGGCAGCAGATGCAGATACATCGGATGCTGCGGGCTGTGCAGATACTTGCCGTATTCGTACCGCTGCACGCGCTTGATATCGTAGATGATTCCGGCCTTTACGTAGTCGCAGACGCCGTATAACTGGAAATCCAAGCCCGATACGTGTAGCTTCCCGGCGACCGGCACTTGCGGCTGACCGCCCGCACAAATGTGGGAAAACTTTGCTACAGCCCGGTCGTATTTCTCACTGACAGGCTCAATTGGTACGCCAGCAACCGTGCTGTTAATCGCCGCTTCGAAATCAATGCCCGCCTGCATAGCTGGTGTCGTCTCCCTCTCTTCACGCCGAAGCGTGGAGAGGAAGGAGGACAGCGCCGCGTCTGCATACGCATCATCCGCATCAAGAAAGTGCTTCCAGCTGCTCAGCAGGCTTTGTGTCAGCCAGTACATAGGCGTTTTTCTCCTTATCGTATTTCAGGCCGAGTTCCTTGCACTTGCGCTTGAACTCTGCGCCAAGCTCTGCGGCGCTGGTCAGCGAGTGTTGGAGCTTTGCCAGCTCTTTGCGGGCTCTCAGCGCCGTTTTTGGGTCGCCGACAAGGGCAATAAACGCGCGGCCTTCCTGCATCGCCACGTCATATGCGGTTTTCTCACCGCTGTAGATTGCGGCCTGCGCATTGATATCCTCCTGCGCCTTACGGAACAGATCTGTTAGGAACGTGGACTTCTGGCCGGGCTTGAGTTCCGGCAGTTGCATCACGCCGCGCACACCGAAGCAGCCTTTTGCAAAGTATTCGTCTGTCGGTGTAAAGCCGATCATGCGCTTGTTGCCCATCATGAACATATAGCCACCAAAATCGGCAGGCGTCCAAACAATATCCTTCGCGCTGCCCTCGCAGGAAAGGCGCGTCTGGATGGTGTCTCCCTTCTGCTGTTCCGTCGTGTGGAACACCACGATCAAATGCTTCCGGTCTTTTGCGCGGATCTGGTAACACAGCCGGTCGAACTCGGATTTGATCACGCCATACATTGCACGGCCATCCTTTGCAGCTTTGCTGTCCTGCTTCTTTGCCCAGTCCTTCATCAGCTGTACCAGCATACCGCCGGTGTCGATCACGACGGACTCAGCCGCCTTGTATTCTTCGGAGTCCATATCGCCAAGCATTTCTTCGTAGGATTCCACAACAGAGGTCACGCCGCGCTGCTCCGGCCTGACGCGGGCAATGCCGTTGTCCGTGTCGAACAGAAACGGCTTCGGTGCGGAAAGCGCCAGCGTTGTCTTGCCAAGGCCGGGCTGTCCGGAAATGATGCACATGAATTTCTTGTTGCTGAAATCGAGTTCAGCGGGTTTCTTGATTGCCATTTTATCCTTCCTCCTGTTTCATCTTTCCCACCAGCCACAGCGGCGGGAACAAATAACGATCTTCGTCCTCCGGCTCGTCCGGCTCGTACTCCGGCTCGTACTCCGGCTCTGGAATGCTCAAGTACAGGTTTTCGCCGTCATACGCCATTCCGGCTCACCTCCTGGCGGATCAGCGCTTCACAGAAGCTCTGCACCGTGGAATAGCCCAGCTTTTTCAGAAGCCTGTCCAACTTCTTAGCCTGCTCGTCCGTCAGCCGGAAATAATACCGGTTCACCTTCCGGCGCTTATCGCTGCGGTTCTTCGGCGCGTCCAGCGCCTTGATCGCCGCAGCTGCCTCCGGAACAAGCTGCACGCCGTATTTCTCCGGCGCTTCGCACTGAGAAAGCAGGCATTTGTTGAACTTCGGGTAGTCGGCCCGATGTACCGCGTCGACGCAGGCTTTCGCACCATGCCGGACGCGGGAATCCGTTAAACTTGACATATGTTCCTTTCTGCCCTATAATGAGGGCGACAATCGTTTTCCTTTCGGCCTCTGTCGCGTTGCCGCGCGGCAGGGGTCATTTCTTTATGCCAGACCATACAGCAGCGCTACGAGCGCGACGAAGCCAGTCACGACGCATTCATACGTCATTTCGGCCGTCCCGGCCATTGCGGCCAAGATCATCGCTGCGCCGCTGACCCAAAGGCACAGGCCCTTGACGATCCGCCGCGCCGCCTTGCGGGCCTCCAATTCTTCACGCAGCCGCTCCCGGCGCTCCTCGGTCGTTTCCTCCGGCTCATACCCGAGCCGTTCTGCAAGATTGGTTCTCATTCTGCGTCCTCCTTCGTATCCGGCAGCCGTTCTGCCGATTCTACCAGTGCCATAAGCCGTTTATAGTTCTCCATCCTTTCCCGGCGGCGTTTTGCGAGGTTTGCAGCCCGCTCCGCTATTTCCGCGGGCTGGTGTGCGGCCATTGCCTCAAACTCATTGGCCTCATTGTGGGTCGCGATCACAAGTAGCTCCAGCGTGTGCTTCAGCTCAAACCAATCGTCTCCGCTGAGAATCAGTTTCCGCATTCCGCTTATCCTCCTTCGTCTCCTGCATCCGCCTGACGAGACGCGCCAGACGGGCGTTTTGTGTCACGAGCTTCTGCGCGTCCAGATCCAGTCCCTTTCGCTTGAGTCCGTTAATGATCTGCGCTGCCTGGCACTCGCAGACCAGCACCGCCTCGATCAGATCATGCAGCTCCTGCGCATCCAGCGTCAGGGTGTAGGTCTTCACTTCCGCCATGCTGCATCCTCCTTCTGTTCCTGTTCCCGGCAGTTCTAACTTTCATTTGTTCCTCCTCATGCTCCGAGAAACCGCAAAAACGGCTCTCTCGGAATCTTTACTCTGTGCTTGCTTGTGCAGCAAACCGGGAAGCCCAGCTTTTCAGGCTGTTCCCTCGCCATCAAGCGAAGCCATTGCGGGGTACAGCCAAGCACCTGCGCCGCCTCGCTTGCGAGGATTGTGGGCTTTGACATTGCCCGGATATCGTCCAGCGTCATTTTTCCTCCTTTCTTCGTTCGATCACGGCCTTAACCGCGTCTTCCAAGCGCTTCCTCGCACCCGGCGGATTTCTTTTCCCGTTCAAGATCAAGGACAGATAGCCTTTTGTAAGTCCAAGCTCTGCGGCAAGATCGTCGTATGAAACACGCGCATTGTGCATTTTCCCGATCAGTACGCCTGTCCATTTTTCAGGCATATACACACCTCCATTCTGTTAAAATTGTTGACTGCAACGCCCCGGACGTGCTATACTGCCATTAGCCCTTTTAGGTAAATTCAGGAGGTGGTTGTCATGACCAAACTTTTGAACTTGCCAGTTCCAGACCAAAGAAACGGCGTGATGCGTTAGGGCAAGGGGCAGCGCCAGAACTGCCAAAGTGAGCGGCGCGTCATAGAAGCGTAAGTTCGTTTTGTGTCAGGATGGCATTGCCAAGCCGGTGGAAAGAACTCTACCAATTCGGACGGATGCGAAGTAATGCAGACGACCATCCTGTGCAGCGCGTTCTGGTAAACAACTCTGGGGAAACCCGCTCGTGAACGAACCACGGGCGGCTTTTCTTTTCGCCGCAGTCAACTTTTGAAATTTGTTGTTGAAATTGTTTACTGTTTGTGCTACTATGAATTTGCGAGAAACACATTAGCATTGGCGCAAGCGTTGATTTGCTTGGGCCTTGTCTGTTGCAAACTTTTTCAACCACAAGGCAATAATACATCAAACATTCTCAACTGTCAACCGCTATTTGCAAACTAATTCAACTTTCGTCGTATTTAACAATTCCAGAGGTGTATTATTGTGTTTTATGACAACTTTGTTGCGCTTTGCGCTTCTGTAAACAAAACCCCTGCATACGTTGGCCGAGAACTCGGAATTGACAAATCAACAATAAGCTGTTGGAAAGCGCGGAAGACAAAACCCTCTGACGTAAATGCGCAAAAAATCGCCGACTACTTCGGCGTAACAGTAGAAGAACTGATGGGCAAAGGCATAAAAAAAGACCCCATCCCGAAGGATGAGGTCGAAGATAGCGAAACCGCAGAACTCCGTGAAATTTGGGGTTCTGCGGATAAGAGTGAGCGCCGTGATTTGCTCGAAATGGCGCGTATGCTAAAGAACCGGAGAAAGCAGAATGGATGATGCAAGCAACCTTCCGTTTTCGGAAATCGAGTTAAGCAAAGATGAAAGAAAAATGCTTAAAGCGTTGGCAGATAGCAGAATATTTGCGACGGATGATATTTTCCAGACCGCAAATAGGCTGAAACATTTTGGACTTGCAAATCTGCACCCAATCCCCAGCAAAGATGGTGTCCCTGTGTTATCGTTTGGCGCGTCCTGCGCAATTGAAATAGAAGAACGCGGGAAGGACTACTTGGCGTATATTGATCAGCGGAAGAAGTCCACAAAGGCTAGTCGAATCCACGACCTAGTGATTGCAGTAATCTCATTCCTGCTCGGGATGCTTACGTCTGAACATTTCTGGAATTTCCTGAACAAATGTCTGTCAGGATCCGAGGGCTAAAGTCGCTGCAAACTGCTTTAAGCTTTTTTTCGCAGACAAGCACGATGTCGCCGCCTGGGCTGGCCGCGCCAATCGCGTGTTCGCACATCCGGCACGCTTCTCCGCACTCATCTTTTGTAGAAATTTCAGTCCTGATTCTGCACAACTGCAGCATAATATTATCGTACTTTTCCTTGCTCAGAAACATTGTTTCGCTCCTTCCACATTCTAATTAGTTCTCGTTTTTCCTCTGATGTAAGTTCCATTAAATACTGAAAGCCAATATCAGCGGGCGCAATTTCTTCACCCTTATTATAGCACAGATCACCCTGAACACAAGTCATTTTTGCGTCCTCCTTCTCTAAACTCCCAAATTTCTGCATCTCTTTTTGTGCAGTTTTGACCTTGAGCCTGTAAAACTCTGGTGATAAAATTATAGTACATTACAAAACCGGAGGTTTGTTATATGCCAAAGGATACATATTTTGTCAGATGCCCGCGCTGCGGGGAGAATTTTGACGAGAAGTTGAAGTATTGTCCGCACTGTGACACGCCGAACCGGAAGATGATCTGCCGCTCCTGCGGAACGCAAATCAATGCAAGCGCCCGCGTCTGTCCGGAATGCGGCGCAAGAAACAAAAAGATGATTTCGGTTCAAAAAATCGCGATTCTTTCTGTTCCGTTCGCTGCCGTTGTGCTGGCAGTTGTCCTTATCGCATCAAAGCCCGCGAAGAAGCCAGCCGAGCCGATCAAGAGGCAGGAGCCGGATACAATCTCCGCATCGGAGTCGGCAAAGACGGAAGACGACGCACAGACCGGGGAAACGGCAACCGCACCGATAACGGCTGAAAAAACATGGGGCAATAAGATCAAGCTCACGATCCCAGCCGACTTTATCGGCGAAGATGCGACGCAGCAGGCATTGGACGAAAAGGTAAAGGAAACAGACGGGCTTCTGTCTATAGAGCTGAATCTTGACGGCTCCGCGACCTACGTTATGACAGCGGAGCGACACAAAGAGCTTATGCAGGAGCTGGCGCAGAACATTGACGCCCAGCTTGCGGACATGGCCGGTTCCTCTGACTACCCAAACGTCATTTCCGCCGAAGCGTCCAGCGATTACACGTCCTTTACTGTAACGCTTTCTACTGATGTGGTTGGGCTTCAGGACTCACTCCTTACACTGGCATTTTATATGTACGGCGGTATGTACAACGCATTCAACGGAACTCCGGCCGACAACGTGCGTGTGCAGTTTGTAGACCAGGCCGGAAATGTGCTGGAGGAAGCGAACTCGAGGGACGCACAATAAATTCAGTGCAGGATTCTCGGTTCCCGCCGATCGTCCTGTTCCCGGCCTACGTCCGCGACGCAGGAAAACAGGAGCGGAATGCCCCTGATGTAGTCCACGCTGACGCTATGCACGTCTGTCAGCTTCGCACCGTCGACCGTCACGTCGACCCGCCCATTGTTTACCCGGATATTGATGCACTCCATATTTTTTCCTCCTGACATTTATTATAGAACGATTGTTCTAAAAATCAACATGGCATTATAAACAAACAGACCGCGTTATTTTTGGGAATCAGGAACCAGATGGTGTACAGGTTATGGGACTGATGATTTGATATAATATTTGGTTTGACCGGCCCCATCGTATCTGGAACATACGGTGGGGCCATTTCAGCAGATGCCGAATTCAGGAACTATCTGCTACGTTTTCATTGTACCAGATAATGTTTGTAAGAAAAGGGCGAATCCTGCGTTCTTGTCACATGTTTTGCATTTTTATATGGAAAATGTAAGAAATAAAACTGAAACTTACGAATGGAGGCGTAATCATGTCCGCAATACAGGATCTCGCTCCGTTTATCGGCGCGTATCAGGGGAAGATCAGAAGGGCAAAAGATGCAAGCGGGATGACGTTGGAGGAGCTGTCGAACGAGTCCGGCGTTTCCTTCTCTGCCGTGAGCCGATTATACGCTGGAACACAAGCGGATCCACGGCTTTACAACTCGGCTGCGCTATGCAAAACGCTCGGGTTGTCGCTCGACGAGCTGTTCGGCCTTGAAAATCGCGTCGGAAGCCCGGAAAAGCTGACCAAGCAGATCCATCACGTCGAGCTTGAAAACGCCAAGCTGGAGGCAGCAACAGCCCTACAGAGCGCGCAGATAAGGTCTACACATACAATGTGTTACATTCTCGCCCTATTTTGTTTGCTGCTCTCCTTTACCCTGATTGCCTGCCTTGTAACGGATGCGCAGATTCGGAACGCAGGCCTCATTCGCGATGGAGATTTGACCGTAACCGCATGGGCGTGTATCGCCCTGATCGTAGGTTCAGTTCTGGCTTCTGCAATTACTTTCTACGCGATCCGAAAAGAACGTGGAGGGAAACATGGAGTGCATCAAGTGTAAAAAAGAAATTCCAGACGGCGCGCCCTACTGTTGCTGGTGCGGGAAAAAACAGGAAGCGCGGCGAAACCGGACACGCGGGAACGGGCAAGGAAGCGCTTACCAGCGAGGGAAGACGTGGACGGCGCGTTGGACAGAAAGAACTTACCTAGACGAGAACGACAAGCTTCGGCAAAAGATGCGAACAAAAGGCGGGTTTACATCAAAGCGCGCCGCCCTCCAATATGCAGCAAACCCTCCGAAGGAAGAGCAGCGAATCCCCACTCTCAGAGAATACTACAAAACATATCTGCGTGGGGATTATCTGTCCTTATCGGCTGATCGTCAGGGAGCGGCGGAAAAGGCTTTCGAGCGCATGAGAGAAATCGCCGACCGTGAGATCGACGCGCTTACCATCGCGCAGATACAGGACGTTGTTGACCGCAATGCCAGCACCTATTACACACGGAAAGATATGAAAACCGTCCTCTCCCACTGTTATAACCTCGCAATCGCAGAAAAGCAAACAACCGTGAATCTTGCAAAGTACATAAAGCTTCCGGAATTGGAAGAGAAGTCGCCGGAGCCGTTTACCGACGCCGACGTAAAAAAGCTATGGGAAGCATATGCAAAAGACCACTTCGTTGGGTTTATTTTAACGATGATTTATACCGGCATGATGCCCGGTGAGCTTCTGAAACTCAAGAAAGATATGATTGACTTTGAAAAGAATGAGATCGTCCGAGGCGGCATAAAGACAAAGAAGCGGAAGGAAACGCCTATGGTCTTCCCGGATTTCGTTGCGCCGGTGCTGCATGAACTATGCGAAGAAAGCAAATCGCGCGTCGGAAATATCTGCTGCATAAACAAAGATAATTTTTACAAGAGATATTATGAGTGTTTGGAGCTCGCCGGAGTGCAAAAGCTACCACCTTACTCATGCCGCCATACAACCGCTACAGCCCTCGCGATGAAAAACATCGACCCGTTTACGATCAAGGAAATCATGCGCCACACGAAGATAACGACTACCCAACGGTACGTACACCCGGACATGAAAGGCATGGTCGATGCCGTAAATCAGTTGCAAAACGACTCGCCAGAGTGAATTCTGTATGCTACAAAATATGTTACAAATGCCAATTTCCCCAGTGTTTTCAATGGTTTTTTCTCCCCTGCTAAGGGAGTAGGCGTCTAAAAAGCGCGCGAGAGTTCAAATCTCTCCTTCCGCGCCAGAAAAACCTTGAAAACATCTGTTTTCAAGGTTTTTCTTTTATCAATTTTCCGTTGCTTCAAGCGGTTCGGGCGTCCAGAATTCCGTGTGGCGGCTGCTTTGGCCGGTATCTTATCATGCTCTATTGCATGGAGCTCTACAATATTCTCTTTTTCGACTGGTTCCTGCTCTGCCATTCAAACTTCTTCCCGCATTTTTATCCCGAGCTGAAGGGCATCGTAGGGCCGCATATGTTCGGCTACAATAAAAGGACGCACATCCTGCACTTCCTGCTCTATATCCCCCTCTGCGCCGTGATCGCAGGGATCTGCATGATTTTTAAAACGCCCCTGCGCCGCCCTGTCATACCGGCGATTCGCCGGTATGTTTTTCGCAACTTTTCTGCACCTTCCGCTTGACAAGCAGGAATATCTGTGGTAATATATCCGAGCAGTTGAAAGACTGCAAACGCGCGAGTGGTGGAATTGGCAGACTCGCTAGATTCAGGTTCTAGTGTCCACCCCGGACGTGCGGGTTCAAGTCCCGCCTCGCGCACCATGATTGCCGAACACTATAGATGAAATGGCGAAAAAGCCAGTCATCTCAA